TTGCTGCTTTAGCACCTACAGCAGCAGCACCTTTTTTAAGAGCTCCGCCTACAGCGTCTGCACCTTTTTTAAGTACATCCATTGGACCTTCGTTAAGAATTACAGCAGGTGTTCCTTCGCACCATTCTAGAACAATTTCAATTTGTAACGGATTAAGTTGTACACTTTCTTTTTTGTCATCGCTTGCTTGTGCTGCACCTTGTGCGCCAGCAGCAACTCCATCCATCATTTTACTAAATGCTTGCATTCCAGCTTGCCAAGTATCTCTTGCTTTGTCAGTGCCATCAAGCGAAGCAAGATATTCTGGATTATTTAATTGGTCAACTGCTGCTTCTATTTTTGACCACACTGCATCAAATTTAGCATAGTTATCTGCTTCTAACGCAGAACTTGCTTGTGTCCACATATCTCTAATAGGCTCAATGTCTTCAGGATAACCTACTAGTTTTGCAGTCATCCAGTCACCTGATCCAATATCAGTATCCATGTAGTCCCATTTAGCAGTCATGTAAGACGGATTAATTGTGTCGTTACCCCAAGCAAGAGCATCTCCCAATACGTCACCTATTTTTTCAAGACCAAATCCAACTAGGGCACCAACAATACCAGTCTTAGCAGCTTTTCCTACAGCAGTTGAAAGGTCAGCACCCTGTAACAAATCTTTAGTTGCTCTTGCTAAGAAGCCGCCGATGGCACCACCTAATGGTCCGCCGGCCATTGACGCTGCTGCCGTTAACACACCTACAGCAATACTTGCTTTACCAGGATTAGCTATAGCCCAGTCACTAACACCTTGTATTGCTTTAACAACCTTACTGTCAGTAGCACCAATTTTAGCTTTTAATTCTTTAAATTTAGCATCTGCATTTTTAACAGGGCCTGCTTGCTTTAGTTGAGCGCCAAGTTCATCGATCTTTTTACTAATAAAACTTGCAGCATCTTTTCCTTTGCCAACCATAGTTCTATTACCGCCTGCATCAGTTGCACCTTGCTCAACTGAGGTAAACAATTGTTTAATTTGATCTGGAGTAAGTTGTGCTTCTACGATATAACGTTCAACATCAGCAACAAAAGGAATAATATATTTTGTTTCTAGTAAACTAAGTCGAGGATCATTCCATCCTTCAGTAATTAGTGTGCGTTTTTTAAATTGTGACTGTCTCATTATTGTACTCCTGCTTTCTTAGCAAGTTGTGTTCTAAGTGCTGCCTGTTGTTTAGGATTAAGTTTTGCAATCGATGCCTTAATAGGATCAAGTACAGGATTAGATTTAGTTGCAGGTGCTGCTGTTTTTCCAGTAACGCCACTTGCAAACCCTTTAGCAAAGTTTTTAATACCAGAACCAACAGCTCTAGTTGCTTTTCCAGCAGCAGTACCGACATCACCAGCAGTTAATTCATCTACCTGTCTATCAACAGCAAACTCAGATATCTTCATTGTGATTATTCCTTAATATCAATTATTATATATTTATTTCAAACTTACTTAAACAACTAATGTATGAGCAAGCTCATACAAGTTTTCGCTAACGCTCAAACTACTTACACTTCGTTTTAATTAAATGATTTATATATGAACAAGCAATATTACGAAGTGATATTGTATTAATTTCATGTAGATCGTTTCAGTCAGACGGAACCTGTTACGGCCCCGTCGTCTAAAAAGATATAACTTCATGTGAGTCTTATCCAGCCATAGACATTGGAAATAGGTATTTGTATTACACAGTTCAATGGGCTCTGACCTTTCCCAACCTACGTCGACATCAGAATATAGTACATAAACTATAAAACAAATTTATAGCTTGTACACTATATTCTTACCTTCCGCTTCGTTCCTGTTGCTAAGAAGTTTTTATGAACATATGTGCTTTTCGATTGCCAACAATCAACCTATATCAACCAGTGAGCCCAATTTGTCTGATGGCTTCCGCACTCCGGTGCGTTGATCAATATGTTACGTGTGTCCTTCTCAGGGGACCTTTTCCACAGCGGTATTTGCAAACTGGCCCGCTAACCTTAGGTGTTGGATTGTTTTGCCTTGATGGAGTGTTCTAGCAATGCCTGTTTGAGTTTGTCTGATCCGCCAACTCTAACATTGATAATACCGTTGTAGTATTCATCAGTTTCAAGTACCCTGCGGTCAAATTGTTCTCTTGCCTCTATGTAGGACATTTCGCCCCTACCTTTACATAGGTATAATATTTCTCTTGTAAACTTATCTTCGCCTAGTGCGGCTACGTCTGCATTGAGTCTATCACTGGAACCCCAGTAGTCTCTCCAATCGCTTTCTTTAGTACCGCGTCTCTTATTCTTCTTGCCTTTGAGTGGTGGCTTAGTAGTTTTAAATCTTGCTAGTTTCTTGCCTATGTATTTCTGGCCTGTAGTGGTATTGGTGATAAGATAAACAAAGCCTTCATACTCTTCTGGTATTGTGTCAATTGTTTGTCCTTGGTAAGTCCACTGCATCAGTTACTTACCAGAGCCTAAATTGTTATTTGTCTTTTCTGGTTACTCGTGTTGTATTGTGCAGTTCGTGTATTTCGTCTGCACGTTCTTTGGCTAATGCACGAATATCACGCAGGCACTTTCGTACTGCGCGATGTGTTCGTACACTGTTTCGTCTTACAAACTTTTCGTTTGCTTTAAAATATTCAAGGTATGCTTTCACAAGTAAGTCATGTGCATCATCTTCTATCACTCTACTACCTCCAAATCGTTGGCGTAGCTAGTAAATCCATTTTCTTTTACAACTCGTAACACATGATTGACTCGTCCAATGAGTTCATCTTTGTGTGAGATAAGGTAAATGTTTTTATTACGGTCACGTGCCATCTTTTTAAGGATGCCCAGTGAGTTTTCAACGCCTGCTGTGTCCATGCCGCTGTCAATAAGCTCGTCGATGAACAACAAGTTAATGTTTTGATATAGACTTTCCCAAACATCACGGAATGCAAAGCTCAAACCTAAGATAAGTCTGTTGCGTTCGCCACGTGATAAGTTATCAAAGTCTAGATCCTGACCTAGCTGTGTAATTTCAACATTCAAATCGTTTTGGAACACAACTTGATGCGGCAATCCAATCTTGTCAAGATAATATGTAAGTCTGTTGTTTAGGTAAGCTAAGTTTTGATCAATGATCTTCTTGCGAATGAAACTATCTTTGTTTGTTAACAGCTTCAGCAAGAACTCTTGATGCTCTTTATAGCTGGTAAGCTCGTTTACAACGTTCCAGTCGACTTTTTGTATAGCAGTTTCATTCAATTCATCAATTTGTACAGCATAAGGGTCGTCATCTTGTTCCTTATTAGCCAAAGTCTGCTTTAAATTGTCTACATTACTTCTATGTTCATATGCTTCTTTAGCATTTTCATAAAAAGTAGTAGGCTTGCCGTTGATATCACCGATCCCTTCAAGTGCTTTCATTACTTCAACTACCTTACCTGCAATCTCTTGTTGGTATGTAGTTGCGTCAAGTAGTTCTTTGTCTTTACGAGTTGCAATTTCTGCTTTTTTATCTGCATGTAACGCCTGACCACATGTGTAGCAGGTTGCATCCTCAAGTTCTGCAATGTCTTTGACAACTTTTTCAACAGCTTTGTCTGCACGAGTCAGTGCAGGCTCTAGTGTGCTTAGTTCTTTTCTAAGAGCCGTAATAGCATTGTTGTGTTCTGTCCAATTGGCTAGCTTTTCGTGTGCTTCAAGTTCTGCTTCAATGTCTAATTTCTCTAATTCTTCAATAGCACTTGCTAGTTTGTCTTGATCTTGCTTGTGTTTAGCCTGCCAAGCACGTTGAGTGCGCTTTAAACTCTCAATACTTGCTTCAATCTTCTCATTTGCTGTTTGAATAGCATTGATCTTTAGAGTTTCTTCTGTAATTGCATCTTTTGTCTGACGAGTTTGCTCTTTGAGTGCATCTGCTTTCTCTGAAAGGATAGTAATACCCAACAGTTGCTCAATAATAGCACGTTGATCGTTAACTCGCATGCTCAAAAACGGTTCAGTATAGGTATTGAGTGCAACAATGTGTTTAAACATATCGTGGCTCATACCCAACAGTGTGTTTAGGTCGTCTTGTGTTTGTCTACTGTCGCCTTGCGATTCGTCTACAAGAGTTTCTTGATCGTTTACATAAAACTTAAAGATATTAGGTGAACGACCGCGTTCAATGCGATAATCGTTGCCATCCTTTTCAAAATGCAGTGTAACCAACATACCTTTTGAGTTAGTTTTGTTGATTAAGTTGTTGCGTTTGATGTTTGTAAGTGCTTGACCGTACAATGCATAGCTAAGTGCGTTAATGATAGTAGTTTTACCAGTACCATTACGTGATCCGCTGTCATCTCCGCCTTGATCTAAGTTTTCACCCAGCACAAGTGTTAGTTGTTCATGGTCAAAGTCTACTGCTTGAGTTTGATTGCCCACGCTCATGAAGTTTTTGACAGTTAAATCCTTGATCTTAATCATATTATGCTTCTAATCCATTATAAATCTGCAACAGCATGCTCTTGTCATAGTTGTTGGTGTCAAGTTGTGCAATTTCGTTGCTTACAATTTGATCTACACTTTCAAACTGTGCAATATCAAGCTCTGTACTCATTTCTTCTAGCTGTTTTTGTGGAATTAGTGTAATTTCACGGCAATTGTAAGTATTGATGAAGGTTTCTTTGATAAAACTTGCTTCTTCGTAGCTGATAGGCAAGTCTAGTGTAACACGCAAGTACATTTTACTCTTAATAAAGGTATCTGCATTATCAATCAAGTTGCTGAGTGTAACAGTACGGTACTTGGGACAGTTAGGCCAGTTAATAAACTCTGGTTCCTTGTTGTTTTCCTTGTCAAGTATCATCATACCTCGATCATCATCGCCTACATCTGCATAATTGTGCGGAAATGCATTACCAATGTAATGAATAGCACCTTGTTTTTGTCTTTTATGGAAGTGACCACTGAATACATAGTCTTGATGTTTAAAATGTTCAGGCTTTAAGTCGCCATGATCAGGCATACGCACCAATGCGTTCATGTAAAAGCTAGGAAGTTCAAAGTGACCAAACAAATACTTTGTTTTGATGTCGCCCATCTTCTTCCATTCGTCTCCAACTAGCCACGGCACTAGTGCAACGTCATCTTCAATAAGAATCTCATCAACAAACGTAATGCCTGGAATGTGCTTTGCAAATGCTGTGCTGTTAACAGAACGTTTGTCTTTATAGTACAAATCGTGGTTACCATCAAAGAAGTAAAACTTCTCAAATGCAGCACCTAGCTTCTCCATGCTTCTGATTGTTGCATCCATAGTGGTAAGATTAAGCGAATTACGATTATGATGCCAGTCACCGCAGAAGATACCAGTCTCGCAACCGTTATCTTTAGCAGTTTGAATGTACCAATCAATAAATTCTTCGCAATCTTCGTTGTGAACACGACTATTGCCTTTTAGACCAAAATGGATATCTGTAAATACCGCAGCTTTTTTAAACAAGATTAGTTCTCCATATATACTTGTTAAAGTATATAACAAAAATTAACAGTTGTCAACCTCTTATTTGGAATCAGTGAACTGTGTAGGTGCTGCTTCTTCATTTCGCTTTACACTAGCTTCCCATTCGCCTGCATTTTGTCTCGTATAACTAGGATCTAAGTCATTCATTTCTAAAATGTCGTCTCTAATATTCTGATTACGCTTTTCAATGTTGATAACACGTACAAAACTGTTAGTAACTGCGGCTGTATAGTATGCAAACGGATTATCTGACTTAGATTCGTCAAACTGCAAGCCGATTTGCGCAAGTTGTAGGATTGCTTGACCTTTCATTTCGTCATTATAGGTATAACCACGAACGTTGCCGCGTGTTGCGTAACGGTCAACAAGTTTTAACCACATCATTGCAAGTTGATTAGTTGCTTTACCGTGGTCTAAGCTAAAATGTCCGTTGTCCATGCCACCTACCCAGTGACTTTTACCAACTAAAATAAGTTCGTCGTTTTCGTTATATTTGTAATGTTGAAACGGCGGAAACGGAAGTTTAATCTTTGTATCTGCTACGGTCTTTGGGTTCTTTTTACGACCCGGTTCTTCTGGAATATGATCAAAAGTCATAACACGGAAGATTAATTCTTCTTTTGTAATTTCTGATGCTAGAGTTTCGCACTCTGCTTGTTTTACTTTTTCACCGAGTGATTTTCTTCGATCATATTCTGTCGAAGACATCTTTTTTGCTTTGTTGCGTTTCGCTTCTGCAACTGTCAATCGATTAATTTTATCTACGCTAGGTAAGATAATATCATAATCGCCATATGTTGGTTCTACGTAACTATTAAACGTGTTTTTTGATCTATGTATTTCTTTAAGTATGTCTTTATTGTTTAGATAGTTCTTGGGTCTCATTGAGTTCTCCTGTTATATATACATTATAATATACTTACTTAATTTTGTCAACTAAATAGTAGTACAGGAGAACAAATAATGAGCATTTTTAGCGCCTTCAATCAATTATCAAGTAAAGTAAATAGTGCCTTTAGCAATGTTACTCAAGTTTCTAGTACTATTAATAATTTTACTTCTAACATTAATAGAACAGCAGGCCAAATACAAAATTTTAATACTTCTGGAGGATTCAGTAGTACACTGAATCAAGTATCTAATATTGCAGGATCTATTAAAAATACCGTAGGACAAATTGACAACATTATAAACTCGGGCGGAAATTTAGCTCAAGCTGGCAGAGCACTTAGAATGGTAGGCAACGCAGCGCAACAAGTTGGATATAATGCTGCTCCTAGAACACGGACTCTAACTAGAGCAGTTATTTCAAGTAACATTAGTTCTGCAGATGCTAGTGATTGGAGAGTTAGTATTTCGGTACCAGAAATACTAATATCAAATAGTTCAGTATTGTCGCCGTTGGCTGGGACTGGAAATAGATTGATCTTTCCGTTCACTCCTACAGTATTAGTAAGTAATAGTGCAAATTATTCTCAAATACAACCTGTCCATACAAACTATCCGTATAATTCGTATGAAAATAGTCAAGTAGATGCGTTTACTATTACTGGTGATTTTGTAAATGAAACATCAGCTGACGGACAATATTTTATAGCAGCTTTGCATTTTTTAAGATCGGCTACAAAAATGTTTTACGGCGGCAGCGACGAAGGAACTCTAGGATTGCCACCAGTTGTGTGTAGATTAAACGGTTATGGTAAACATGTTTTAAATCATATACCAGTTGTGATTACTAACTTTACAACTGACTTACCTAACGACGTTGATTATATCAAATGTACAGTTAATGGCGAAGACAACTATGTTCCAACAATGGTAACTATAACTATTACAGCAGCTCCACAATATGCACGTAGATCGCAAGCTAGATTTAGTCTAACTGATTTTGCTAAAGGAAACTTTGTTGGCGGCGAGGAAGGATTTGTATAATGAAAAGTAAAAATCAAGGCCCTTACGGCAAAACTCCTATAAATCCAGCAGGGTATCTAGATATATTTGTTCCTAGACCTGTTCCGGTCGCCGGCGATGATGTGCTTTATGAAATTATTCCTGCATACACATATAGACCTGATTTGTTAGCATACGACTTGTATGGCAAAAAAGAACTTTGGTGGATTTTTGCACAACGCAATCCTGACATTATTAAAGATCCAGTATTTGATTTTGTTGCAGGAACTAAAATATATCTGCCACAAGGATCGAATCTACAGTCGCAATTAGGAATTTAATGTATGCCTAAATTTAGTTTTTCAAAAATAACATCACAGATAAACAAGGTTAATAATGCAGTTGCATCAGTTAACAGCTTGACACGATCAGCACAAGATGTATCAGCAAAGTTAAATAGAATTGCTTCTTCTGTAGGAGCAATTACTCCGGAGATGAATAAAATTAGAGATTCGGTTGGTGATTTTACTTCTCTTTCTACAAGTGTGTCTCCAAAACAATTTAATTCTCTTGCAACTAGCTTTACAGGACAAGTGTTCAACCCTGGACAGTTGGATAACTTGATACGGAGTCCTGCAGATATAGGAAATGTTGCAGCAGCAGCAGGAGCAATATCACAACAGATACAAGGATTATCTAACTTTGGAACTACTAATGTAAATGCTAGATTATCAAGTGGATTCCAGTCTCCGCTGGGAGGAAATATTGCAGGAATTACTAATGCATTGGGCACAATACAAGGTGTTACTGGTACTTTAAGTAGAGTATCGAGCGAATTTGGCTCAAGTATTTCTTCTATATCGTCAAAAATTTCACAATTTAACGGGTTTGATATTGGTAACCTAAATTCGTTAGTAGGCAGCTTTTCTAACTTTGGTAATTTAATATCAAATCCAATTTCTGTCCTTGCTCAAGATGTGTCACAATTAGTAGGAGCAGTCGGCGGAGAGTTTGATAAGCTTCGACAACTTATTGAAACACAACAATCAATTAATCCATATGCCGACTACTTAGATCTTTCGTTTAAATCGCCTTGGGACACAGCAGGTGTAGCAGCAGGCGGCAATATAGTTGTTAACAAAGGCGCCGCAGCTAGTAAAATTCCAAATCCTTTGCGAGAACACAATCATTATAATTATGTAATTACATTAGGTATCTTAAATTCAGAAGAGTTCAATTATCCTGGAGTATATCGAAGCTCTGGAGATTTTGTACAAAATTATATTATTAAATCTAGTGGTGGCAACTTAGACAAGCGTTATCAAATATTTGACGAAACAGCTGGAAACACGTATAGTGATTTCGGAGATGCTATTACTAGTCATGCAGAATATTACATTGATAATTTAGATATTGATGCAGTTATTGCTCCTAACGCTAATACTGGCACTGCGTTGGGGTCTGCTATAAAATTTGATGTTGTAGAGCCGTACAGTATGGGAGGATTTATTGAAGCACTCATTGGTTCGGCAGCGGAATTAGGTTATGCAAATTATATAAATGCTCCCTTCTGTTTAAAAATTGACTTTATTGGATATGACGAATACGGTAAAAATTCTAGTAGGGAAGTTGCTAACCCTATTTACATTCCTATAATGATTACTAAGGTAGACTTTTCGGTTCAAGCCAAGGGTAGCGAATATGCTGTGCAAGCTGTTCCATACAGTGAAAGCGGATTAGACGACAATGTTCAAAAATCAAAAACACAAATTAATGTCACAGGCGCAGTAGTACACGAAGTATTAAATGGCGATGAAAAAAGTGTAATGGCAGTGTTTAATGAACGAGTGCAAGAACTTGAACAAGCTAAAACAATTGTGTCTGGCGATAGATTTATTATTGCATTTCCTAAAACACCAGACGCATTAGTTAATATAATTGGTAATTTAAAAGATCAAGTAGCTACTGAAAAAACTGCATTAACTATTAATGCTGCTGAACAGCAACGTCGAGAAAGAGGTTTAGCACAAGCAAATGGTGATATTAGTACCGCAAGGAAGCAAAGCGGCATTGATAATAATTCTGTAACTGCTCCTAGTTTATTGTTTAATACACTAAAGGCGTATGCAAGCGATACAAACAACATGAATGAAATTGGACTAAGCACATTAGTAGAAAATACAGCAGACGGCGGGCAAGAAGCGCAAGCAGACCAAAGTGCAGCATATGACGAGAACGGTGATGTAGTAGATATTAGTAATGCAGAAACTAGTAAAGCAGAAAAGGCTAGAACTACACAGTTTCGACAAGGTGAAACAATTACTAGTATTGTTGAAAAAATTGTTAAAAAGAGTAAATTTGCAAGAGATAACGCTACAGAAGAAACAACTAACGGTGTTAGAAAATGGTTTAAAATTGATACACAAGTATTTTTAGATAATAATCCATCTGCTGAACGCCAAGTAGGATCGTCTCCAAAGATTTATGTATATAGTATTATTCCGTATTATTCAGACGAAGCAAAACATACTGGCACAACACAGCGACCTAAAAATACCGAAGGGTTAAAAGCATTAGCACCTAAACAATACAATTACTTTTATACTGGAAAAAATGAAGATGTATTAAACTTTGATATACAGTTTAATAATCAATTCTTTATGACAGCATTTAGTAACTTTGGACAAAATGCTGCAACTGTTGCAACAGGTGGCAGCAAGGTTGCAACTTTTCAAGCTGGTGATGATTCTACAGGTTCTGAAGTTGCTGCTGAAACTTCAAATGCTAAACGACGAGAACCCGGTGCTCAACTGAAAGAAGTCAACGAACTTGACAATCCTACTGGTTCAGAAAGTGGCGATCTAAAATTAAGAATTGCAGAACAATTTCACAATACATTACTAAATCAAACTGTTGATATGGTTACTGCTGAAATGGAAATATGGGGAGATCCGTTTTTCCTTCCACAACAAACTGGAAACTATGTTGGCAAGTCATCAGGAAATCCTAGTGTATTAGATGATGGTACTATGAATTATTTACAAAGCGAAATATTTTGTGTAGTTAACTTTAATTCGCCGTTTGATTATCAAGTTAATGGAGCAACTATGGAAATGCCAAAACGTGTTCCGCAGTTTAGTGGACTGTTTAGTATATGGGCAGTAACTAATACTTTTAGTAAAGGCAAATTTACGCAAAATTTAAAAATGATCAGGCGCCGCGGCCAAGATGACGAGCCCACAGAAAGTACAACTGCAATTAAAGCTGATGGTACTAAGAGCATTAATAATGCTAATACTGAACCAGGATCTCCGAATGCAGCAAATAATAGTGTAAATAGTACAACAGGAGCAGTAAATCCGTGTAGTACTACTTCTCCTATTAGTGCAATTAATAATTTAACAGCATCAGCAGAGGATTTACTAATGAGCCAACCTTTATTCCCAGCTACTTCTACCAGCGGCGGCGACGACATAGCATTTTCTCAACCAGTTGTTCAAATAGGAGGTTTTGCATATAGTCCAAATCAGTCTACATTCCCGTCAGCACCGGTGAATAATAATTCTGGGAATCTTGCACCAGGAACAGTGGCAAGAAATCAAGCAGACGCTTGGCGTGCTCGTCAAGAACGATTAAGAGCAAGAGCAGCCGCCGGCAATGGACCACAATAAGTGAGGATAATACAATGCCTACAATAACAATAACTGATCAAGAAAAATCATTGTTAAATCTAATTGCTAAAGGTGAAGCTGCTGCCGGTGTAGATCCGTACACAAGTTTATGGCCTGGCACAAGCGAACCTTCGCTTGTACAAATGACTTGTTCAGAAGTACAGCGATTTCAAAATCAACGAATTCAGCAAGGTTATAAATCAACAGCATGCGGGCGCTATCAATTTATTAAAAAAACATTAACCGAAGCAATACGAGTTGCTGAAATTGATCCCCTCACAACTCGTTACACTCCTGATGTACAAGACTATTTAATTTTAGCAATCTTAAAAAGATATAGAAAGTTAAACGAATGGGTTGCTGGCACTTATACAACTGATCGATTTATGATTAAACTTTCACAAGAATTTGCTAGTATACCAGTTCCGTATCAAATGCAAGGGCAAAGTCGAGTTGTTAATAAAGGACAAAGTTATTATGCAGGCGACGGCTTAAACAAAGCTCATCATGATCCTGATAGCTTGTATCAACAATTAAATGATATTTTAAATGGAGGAACTGGCGAATCAACTACAGTTGATGTATTACCTTCGGGGCCGAGTGGTGCATTGCCTGAACTAGGGACATCTCCTAGAACGCAAGTTGCTAGATCAACAGCAGGAGCCGGAGTTGGAGCAGTATCTGGCCAAGGACGTCCTAACTCACAACCTGTTTCTAGTTCGACATTGCCAGGAAGTACAACAGTATATGTGTACGAAGTAATCGATCCTCTTGATGATCGATATGATTTTAGAACTGGTAAAAAAGTTAAAGATATTCTAGTACACGGAGTAAGTGCTGCTGCTGCTAGTCCTCATGTTGAAACTAATATTGGACAATCTAATGTTGCATCAACTAATATTGGTGTTGTACCACCTGGTGTTACAGTGCCTGAAACTTCTACAGCTGAAGCAAGTCAGATTTCAGAAGCAGAACAAACGCAAGCACTAGAAGGCAACGCTCCTGTGACTCCGACACCGACAGTTCCAGAAGCGCCGTGTCCTGCACCAGTATCGATAGCAAAAGTAGCAACAACTGCATCATCAGGTGCAGCAGCCGCAGCAACAACTGCATCATCAGGTGCAGCAGCCGCAGCAGCAAATGCATCACAATCAAGCTGGGCAGCTTCTAATCGAGATGTAAATAAACTAGGAGTCGGCGATACACTTACACCGCAAGAAATTCAACGTCTTGTATCTGGAGGCTTATGATAATAATGGAAAGATTAAATGGCACAAGGTAGTTACACACGTTCCTCAACTAGAGTTACTGAAATTCGAGACAGCGGCCCTTACGAGGCAGTTGTAATTAATCACCTAGATACACAATATATGGGTGGATTAGAAGTTGAAATTATTCGCTATACTGGCGCAGGCGGAACTCCAGAACGTAGCGGACAACTTATGAATGTGCGATATTTGTCACCATTTTACGGAGTGACACCAACTGCTGGACTTACTGCAAATGACGGATACGAAAACACACAAAAAAGCTATGGCATGTGGATGGTTCCGCCTGATGTTGGCTCTAGAGTTCTTGTAATATTTGCAGAAGGAAACGCAAACTTTGGTTATTGGATAGGTTGTATTCCAGATGACTATATGAATTTTATGGTGCCAGACGGTCGAGCAAGCACCCAGCGCACAACTGAAGTAACACCACAAAATTTAAAAGGTGCAAAATTACCAGTAGGCGAATATAATAAAAAAATAGAAACAGGAGAATTAGTTGATCCTACGCTATTTAATAAGCCTTATAACAAAGACTTTACTAATATATTAGAAGTTCAAGGATTGTTGTTTGACGAAACTAGAGGAACAACAACCACAAGTGCAAGAAGAGAAATACCAAGTGCTGTTTTTGGTGTTAACACGCCGGGACCTTTAGATAAACGTCAAGGCAATCCTAGAGTTGATATTGGTGCAAGTGGAAAGAAGGCAAATGTACCGTTTAACAGATTAGGCGGATCTAGTTTTGTAATGGATGACGGTAACGATAAGTTTGTTCGTGCGACCCATGCAGAAGACGGTCCTCCATTATATATTAATAAACTTAATAGTGAAGCAGGCGGTGACGAAACTATTCCACACAATGAACTTATGCGATTTAGAACTCGCACAGGGCATCAAATACTTTTACATAATAGTGAAGATTTAATTTATATCTCCAATGCCCGCGGCACAGCGTGGATTGAAATAACTAGTGATGGTAAGATTGACATTCATGCTCAAGATAGCATCAGTATTGCATCTGATAACGATATTAACTTTACAGCAGAAAGAGATTTTAATGTTGACGCAGGCCGTAATATTAACATGAAAGCATCTGCTCGATGGAGTGATGGACAAGGCACGTTTGATGATAAAGAAAGCGGCCGGGTACACATTGAAAGTGCATTTAATACAAAAATACACGTAGGAAAAGATTATAAACTAACAATACTAGGAACATCGGATACTGTTGTAGGACTAGGGATGAAAACTACAGTTGGCGATGATTACAATCTACATGCTAAGAAAAATTATATTTTACAAGCTGATAACTCAGTATACGAAAAAAGTGGTTATTCGTGGTTTAGAGAATCTGCAAGCAACATAAACGACTTATCAGCAGGAATACATTTTGTTAAAACAGCAGCACACAATTTAACAACTACAGAAGGCGACAGCAGAGCATATGTTGCTGGAAATATAGAAAATATTATAGCAGGTTATAAACACGAATCTGTAACAGGTGAAGTACATTTAATATCAAACTCTAATATAAGGCATCAATCTACAGCTGATTATACAGTGATTTCTGCACAAACTATTAATAACGAGGCAACTGGCAATATTAACACAATTTCAGCAGCATCAATCTTTACAGATGCAGCAGCAGAAATTAATAACCTATCAGGCGCAGCAATTAAAAATACTGCCGCCGGCGACTTTTCTGTTGGAGCAGCAAATACAACAATCAAAGGCGGCAATATTAATCTTAACGGCCCAGAAGCTGCAACAGCTACATCGGCAACTGAAGGAGGAAATCCTGTTGCAGCAATTACAGCACTGGCTGCTACTAAATCTATTAATGCAACAGATGCAACTCCTATAGAACCATTAACTACTATAACATTGCCGTACATGTTCCCCGGAGCACAACAACCAGTGCCATACGAAAGTATACTTACAAGGGCTCCTACACACGAGCCATACGTTCATCACGAAAATATGAATCCTGTTGCATTTAAGAAGGAAGAAACAGACAGAGAACTGCCTGGTGCATTAACTCCTTCAGATAGAATTGAAACGCCTGATATCTTTAATAAAAATAAAGCTGTTAATACTAGCAGTAGAACAGTTGTCGGCAGTGGCGGCAATGTTGCTGATTTTGATGGAGGCACCGGTGATGGCAATCTAAATCTTCGAAATGCAGCACCGCTAAGTGAAGATACATTTGATCCTGCAGGCGGCGAAGGTAAATTAGTCACAATTACTGCTAAGAGATCTGGCAAGAGTTGTCAAGTTGCAGAAGTATTTGCTGCTAATTTCCAAGCCTTCTTAGATGAATTTGAACAAGTTTATGAAATTAAAGCACTCGGCGGGTATGCTAAACGTCAAGCTAGAGGCAGTAGATCGTGGTCAGTACACGCTTCGGGAGGCGCAATTGATATTAACTGGCCAAATCCGGTTATGAATACATATCCAAACGGTATGTATAGACCAAGGCCTGCTAACGCTCCGATGTCAGACATGCCAGCAAATACTCTAGCAATTGCCAACAAACATGGCTTAGGCTGGGGCGGCGCATGGAGAAGCCTAGACGATGCTATGCACTTTAGTGCGCATACCAGCGAGGGCGGCTCGTTTAATTTTCCTAGAAATGGCACAATACCAAAAGGTCCAGCAAATGCTAATGAAACTGAATATCCTGTTGTCGATGAAGATAGAGGAAATGATTTAGACGATCCAGAAATTACAGATAATGAAGTAAATACACCTGGAAATCAGAATAGTGATGGCACAGATAATAATGCACAGTAGGGTAAATATAGTATGAGTAGCTTAGAAAAAAATCTTTATCAACGTGTTACAGTACCTGCAACAGCTCGTCCAGCAGTAGCTGGTAGAGCCTATAGGGGATTTAGTACATCCAATTCTGCAAATAACAGTTTTTCACTGTACGATCTTGAGCTCATTAAACAAGATTTAATTAATCATTTCCATATAAGACAAGGTGAAAAATTAAGCGATCCTACATTTGGATGTATAATATGGGACTTATTATTTGAACCGTTTACGCCAGCTATTCAAGAAGCAATTGTTCAAAATGTTACTAGTATTGTAAACTTTGATCCTAGAATACAAGCAAACGAAATAGTAGTTGATACGTACGAACAAGGAATAAGCATTGATTGTTCAATATCCTATATTCCTTATAGTATTTCTGAACAACTTAAATTTAAATTTGATCAAAAAAACGGCCTTCTTTAAAGATAAAAATTAAATACGCACTTTTTCTTATAAGATAAATATTATCAGTAAACAAGGAAACGTACATGTCTTCAAGCGATAGACAGTCAAGGTTATTAGTAACTGAAGACTGGAAAAGAATTTACCAATCATTTAGAAACGCTGATTTCCAAAGTTATGACTTTGACAATCTTCGTCGTACAATGATCAATTATCTGCGTCAAAATTACCCAGAAGATTTTAATGATTATATTGAGTCAAGCGAATATCTTGCGCTAATTGATATGATTGCATTCCTTGGTCAAAACTTGTCTTTCCGTATTGACCTAAATGCTAGAGAAAACTTCCTTGAAACAGCAGAACGTAGAGAATCAATTCTACGTCTTGCACGTATGTTATCTTATAATCCTCGCAGAAATCAAGCAGCAAATGGATTGTTAAAAATTGTAACTGTTAAAACAACTGAAAATATTACAGATAGTGCTAATGCAAAACTTGCAGGTAGAGTTGTTAAGTGGAATGATCAAACTAACTTAAATTATTTTGAACAGTTTATTAAAATTCTTAATGCAGCGCTACCTGTACAAAACTCTATAGGCAATCCATTAAAAAGTCAAGAAATTGACGGAGTACAAACACAAAAATATAGATTTAATGCAACCAACACTGGTAGTGCAATCTACCCGTTCAGCAAACAAATCGAAGGCGTAAGCACACGATTTGAAGCAGTAAGTACTGACATTCAAGGAACTCGTATTGTAGAAGAACCACCGCTTCCTGGTACAAGTCCTGCATTTTTGTTTAGAGATGACGGCCAAGGCGCCGGCTCTAATAATACAGGATTTTTTATGCACTTCCGTCAAGGAAGACTAGACTCTGGACCGTTTAGTGTTTCAAATCCTATTCCAAATCAAATAATTGCAGTAGATTCTGAAAACATTAATAACGACGATGTTTGGCTTTACAATGTAGACTCTAACGGTTTTGAAACAACACAGTGGACTAAATTAGCTAACGTTGAAGGCAATAACATAATCTACAACAGCTTATTTGAAGGCGTGAGAAACATATTCTCTGTTGTTACTAGAATTGGCGATAGAATTAACTTAGTTTTTAGTGACGGCGTTTTTGGCAACCTTCCAGCAGGTAACTTTAAGGTATATTATAGAACTAGTGCTAATGCTAATATGGTTATAACACCAAATTCTATCGGCAATGTTAATATTGAAATTCCTTATCAAGGCAGAAATGGTACGCTTGAAACACTTACATTAGGTATGCGTTTAAACTACACAGTTTCTAACAGCAGCACTACTGAATCAAATGCAAGTATTAAACAAAATGCACCTACTACATATTATACACAAAACCGTTTAATTACAGGTGAAGATTATAATATTGGACCATTGGCAATTAGTCAAGATATTATTAAAACAAAAAGCACTAACAGAATATCAAGCGGTATTAGTAGATACTTTGATTTAAAAGATGCAAGTGGAAAGTATTCTAATACAAGTCTTTTTGCAGACGACGGCGTAATTTATAAAGAAATATACGAGACAAAAACTGATTTTACGTTTGCAACTCAGAGTGATATTGAAGGCGTTATTTATAATACAATTAATGGTATTATAGAATCATCATCATTGAAAAACTTTTACTTTAGTGAATTTCCAAAAATATTAACAACTGATCTAAGTATAGTTTGGAAAAACTACGACCAATCTACAAATAGAAATACAGGAGTATTTACTTCGTCGTCTGACACTAACTCTGTATTTAAAGTTGGAACATTTACAACTAATAATTTAAGATTTGTCGAAGCAGGAACAATGCTTAAATTTACTGCTCCGGCCACATCTCAAGGAGTTCAACAGTATTATGTCCCAGACGGCACACTTACTACTAATGCTAATAAAAAAGGCGCATCAATTTACAAATGGACAAGTGTAGTAAGCGTATCAGGCGAAGGCGATACAGTTAGTGTAACTAATGTAGGAGATGTTATTTTATCAGATGTGATAAATGATGGAAGTTTGATAGTACAAGTTATGCCTAAGATATCAAATACTTTAGTGGATGATTTAAAAGTACAAATCATCGATCAAACATTTGCTTATAATGATTTTGCATTACGATACGATGTCGAAACAAGAGCATGGGCATTAATACTTGCTGAAAATATTAATACAGTTAATAGTTTCTCATTAGGAAAATCAGGAGATATAACTGGCGAAAACTTAGACGCAAGTTGGATGTTGTGGTTTAAAACAAACGGCGAAAAATATACTATTACACATAGAAATCAGAGATATATTTTTGAAAGTGAAAATGAGATTAGATTCTTTTTTGATAGCGCTGATAAAATCTATGATCCGTCAATTGGTCAAATCGTTCGTGATAAAATAGATGTCCTGAGCATTAATGCAGTACCGGGCGATACTAAATCATATTCGAAAGATTTTACATGGACCATTAGCGATGCATATAGAGATATTGAAGGATATGTAGATACAAGAAAAATACAAGTACAGTTTTTTGATCTTGACGATGACGGTGTTGTAGATGATCTAGATTTATTTGACGTAATAGTTGACCCAACTAATAGTTTAGTTGAAGATGCTGACAAAATAATATTTCAAAAAAAATATACTACGTCTGATGGCGCAGAAGATTTTAAATACTTTGCAAATACTACTAGTGAAATCAAAATTAGACAAAACGAAAATGCTATAGGAGCATATAGTCTTCACGACGAAGGACAAGTATTTTATTTGTTAGAAGAAAAAGTATTTAAAACACTAAACAAGGCATTAGGAAATACAACTCTAAATTCTAATTATAAAGCATATACTGGAAGAAGCAACTTAAAGTTTCACTATGTACATGTTGCAGACTCAAATTACAGAATTGATCCAAGTGCAAGTAATATTATTGATACATATTTGTTAACTAAAAATTATGATACTGAAATGAGAAAGTATGTGAATAATGCAATTTCAGTCAAGCCGCTGCCTGCCAGTAATGATCAATTATTTAGAGCCTACGGAAATGATATTAATGCAATTAAGTCAATTAGTGACGAAATGATTTATCATCCGGTTAAGTATAAAATACTATTTGGAAACAAAGCCAACGTAGATCTTCAAGTAAAGTTTAAAATTGTAAGAAATAAAGATATAGTAGTTAACGAAAATGAACTAAAGTCTGATATTATAGAAGCAATTAATAGATTTTTTGCTATCGAAAATTGGGACTTTGGTGAAACATTCTACTTCCAAGAACTTAGTGCTTATATAATGAATTCGTTAACTCCGAGACTATTTAGTATAATTATTGTACCTAGACAAGGAACACAATCTTTTGGAAGTTTATTTGAAATTAAATCTGAATTAGATGAAATCTTTATAAGTTCTGCTCAAGTTTCAGATATAGAAATTATCGACGAAATAACTGCTACTGAATTACAAGCTAGCGGTAAAGTTATCACAAGTGTAACCACAGCAACTACAGGAATAACAAGTGCAACAACAACTTCATCAACATCAAGCGGAGGCTTTAGTTACTAATGGCAAATAATAACAATCAAAACGAAAATTCTTTGCCAGTTCCTGGCGCAAACAATAATAGATCTGCAAGTGATTTAATCCCTAAATTCTTTCGTACAGAAGCTAATAGGAAGTTTTTGCAAGCAACTATGGATCAAATGATCCAGCCCGGAGAAGCTGAAAAACTTAATGGATTTGTTGGTCGTAAAACAGCAAAGTCTTACAAGACAACAGATAACTATATCGGTGACGTTTCGTCAAATAGAGAAAGCTATCAGTTAGAACCTGCAACTGTAATTAAAGATGGTCTAGACAATGTAACATTTTATAAAGATTATAATGATTACATTGGTATGTTAAGTTTTCTTGGTGCGAATACAACTAATCAAAGTAGACTGAATAGTAGTGAATATTATTCTTGGAATCCAAATATTGATTGGGATAAGTTTACAAACTTTCGTGAATACTACTGGGCACCAAACGGCCCTTTAAGTGTTGCTGTTAGAGGTCAAAGTAAAGAAGTAACTAGTACATATACAGTAACACTAGAAGATCAAGGCGACAATCTAGCATATGTGTTCAATGATGGATTAACACGCAATCCTAATTTAAAACTTTATAGAGGACAGAAGTATCGATTTGAAATCAATACTCCTGGACATCCTATGGCGATTGCAATTAGTAGAAGTTTTACTCCTGGCGTTTCCATTATTACTGCTGGTTCAGAAGGCCTAAGAACTGACGGATTATTTGATACTACACTGTATGATAGCAACGATTCGTTGTATGATGTAGGAGAATTTATAGTTCTTCCTTCTAGCGGTAGTGTATCATTTGAAGCTGACACTAATGTTTCGACACTATACCCTGACGGCATTATTAAACTAGGTGAGGAAGGCGAAAGTGTTGCAGTTGCCTATATCGAAAAAGGTATAATTGAATTCACTATTCCATTAAATGCACCTAATCGTCTATTTTACATTAGCAAAAACTCAATTGATACAAGCGGAGTTATACGCATTTATGATATTGAAGAAAATACAGTTCTTAATGTTACTGATGAAATTTTAGGAAAAAAATATTACACTAGTGCAAATGGTGTTGAATTAACAAACGGAATGAAGATAACATTCCAAGGCGATGTTTCTCCTGCAATTTATGCACGTGATCAGTGGTACGTCGAAGGCGTTGGATCTAAGATTGTTTTAATAAATGAACGAGATTTAATCATTCCTGCTGCGTATAGCCAAGACGTACTAGTTCCTTTTGATTCAGAAAATTTTGATAATTTGCCTTTTGCAAATGCGAGTGCATACGCTGTTGACAAAGATTATCTAGTAATCAATCGTGCAAGTTTAGACAAAAATGCTTGGAGTCGTTATAATAAATGGTTCCATAAAGATGTTTTAATCAAAAGCTATGAATACAACGGATTAGCAGTTAATATTGACGAAACATTTAGAGCCAAGCGTCCTATTATTGAATTTGAAGCAGGACTAAAATTATATAATTTTGGTGTTGAAGCAAAAACTGATATTGATCTAATAGATACCTTTACAAAAGATGTCTTTTCTACTATCGAAGGACAACTAGGGTATAATATCGATGGTGTTGATTTAGCAGAAGGCATGAGAATCGCATTTGTAGCCGACACTGACATTCGTGTTAATGGAAAAATTTATCAAGTTAAATTTGTTACAATAAACAATACTCGTCAGATTAGTTTAATAGAAACTTCTGATACAATGCCTTTAGACTTAGAGACTGTTTTTGTTACACAAGGCAACAAGTATGGAGGCCAAACTTTCCATTATCACGAAAATACTTGGCTCCTTGCTCAAGAAAAAACAAAAACTAATCAACCGCCGCTATTTGATTTATGCTGCCCTCTAGGCAACTCTTATGGTGATTTAAATGTATTTAATTCTAGTACATTTAGAGGCACAAAGATATTTTCCTATAAAGAAGGCGACACAACTAATGATGTTGAATTAGGATTTCCGTTATCTTACAGAAAGTTAGAAAACAGCGGAGACATTTTATTTGAATTTAATTTATTAAATGACACGGTTAGTGTACAAAATGTAGATACAGTTATTACTGTTAAAACTGATACTGCAAATTTAAGAAAGTATAAAAATAGAACAACGTTTGATTATGTAAACGGTTGGTCAAGCACTCCTACTCAGAGTAAGCAGTATGTAGTTAAACAATATACTGCAACAAACATTTTAAATAATAATTTTGAGATTGATGTTTTTAATAATGCAGGTAGCTTAAATGATTTAAAAGTTATTGTATACGTTAATAGTAAATTAAAATTTCGTTTAACTGATTACGAACTTGATAGAATAAATGAAACAGCATTGGTAAGATTTTATAACGATCTCTTAATTGACGATGTTGTCACTATTAAAGCATATAGTTCTGCAAATAAAAATAATAATGGTTACTATGAATTGCCTATTAATTTAGAGCGAAATCCTTTAAACGATGACATAACAGAATTTACTCTAGGAGAAGTTATTGACCATGTTGATAGTATGGTTGGAGAACTTACTGAGTTTAGAGGTGTATTTCCTGGAACTAGTAATTTAAGAGACCTTGGTGATTTAGATAAATTCGGCAAAAGATTTGTAAAACATGCAAGTCCGTTAAATCTTTCATTGTATCATTTATTAAACAAAGAATACAATCTAATAAAAGCTCTAACTTTTGCAGGAAATGAATATTCTAAATTTAAAAGAGTATTTTTAGAAACTGCTGAATCTTTAGGATTTGACGGTGAAACCAAACAACATGTTGATAAAATAATTCAAGAAATTAATAAAGATAAAATTAAAACACAGCCGTTTTATTTTTCCGATATGATTTCGCATGGTCCTTCGAATACAATAACATATACTGTTTTAGATAGCAGAATTACAAGTTATGCATTAACTACACCGTTTACGCTGTCTACTTTAAGTGCTAAATCAGTTAATGTTTACTTAAATTCACGTCAATTGGTACACGGGTTAGATTACACGTTTGATCCAGACGGATATGTACTAATAGATGCTGGACAAGAAGTTGATGATATTATTGAAATATATGAATATCTAAGTACTGACGGAACATACATTGCACCAACACCTACCAAATTAGGTATGTACCCTAAGTTTACGCCCGAGTTAACAATAGATGACACTTACCAAACGGCCGAACCATCTACTACTGGTCCTTATAAAATTTACGGGGAAATAGAAAACGGATTTACTAAGGCAGGAACTAGAGGATGGTTCTATCCGATATATACAACGCCTGCTGCTGCAAACGCTGCTGATTTAGCAAATGGTGGTTCAGGAACGTCACATACTAGTTTGTTCATTGGACTGAACAGAGTTCTTTACATGCCTACAACTGACAGTTCGTATGGTGTTTCAGACAACGTAGAATATGATGCATATCCTGTTGGAATTCCATTTATTAAAGGACACGACGGAAGTTACATTAGAGCATACTTAGACTTTAGAGACGAATTGTTATTAGATTTTGAAAAAAGAATCTTTAACAATATAAAAGTTGACTACAATGCTAATACTATTAATGTTGATAAATTTGTCGGCGGCGACTTTAGAACAAACGAATTTACAAAAACAGAAGTAGATAGAAGTTTATTGTCTAACTTTACACAATGGTTAGCATATGTAGACAATGATTATACTGACAACTATTTTTACGATAGATTAAATCCGTTTACATTTAACTATTCATCTGCGACAAATGCTCAAGGACAAACCAATCCAGGATTTTGGAGAGGGTTATACAAACGTGCATTTGACACTGACAGACCTCACAGTCATCCGTGGGAAATGCAAGGTTTTAAAATTAAACCGTCTTGGTGGAACGAAGTGTACGGTACTGCTCCATACACTAGAGACAATTTAATTCTTTGGACAGATATACAAGAAGGCAAAATTGCAGAACCTGGCAATATTAGATATGACTTAGATTATGCTAGACCGGGATTATTAGGATTTATTCCAGTAGATTCATTAGGCAAATTAAAGCATCCACAAGAAAGTGGATATGTACGCCAATTTATTCTAAGACAGTCAACTGGCAATTTTAAATTTGGTGATGAAGCACCTGTTGAAACAGCATGGCGTAGAAGTTCTGACTATCCATTTGCTATTATTAACAGTTTGGTCTTAAATAAGCCTTCGAGCACAATTGGAGAAGCATTTGACTTGTCACGAGCAATTACTAACTTAGTAGGACAAAAAATATATTCTACTACAGGTAAGAATATTGTACTTAGTGATTTAATATTTCCTAATACATACAACGATACTACAAGAATAAACACTGCTGGCCTTGTAAATTATATTTACAACTTAGTAGCTAGTGATGTTTTAACAGTATATCAAGATTATCAAACTAATGTAAAATCGATCACTAATCAGTTAGGCATTAAGTTAGGCGGATTTAGTGACAAACAAAAAATAAACTTGATACTTGATAGTCGTAGCCCTCAACAGCAGTTAGAAGAAGGCGGCATTTATGTCCCTCAAGAAAATTATCAATTATTCCTTAACACTAGTTCGCCTCAGTCTGTTGCAGTATATAGTGGAGTAGTTGTTGAAAAGTCAGCAAACGGATTTATTATAAGAGGTTATAATAACCAAGTTCCTTTCTTTGATTACTACGCACCTATCACTGGAGCTAAAGCAGTTCCAATAACTGTAGGCGGAATAAGCGAAGTAACATCAGAATGGAGAGCGCGAACAGTTTTCCCACAAGATGTTATTGTAGAAAATAATAATTCTTATTATAGAGTTATAAAAACTTTTACTTCGGGTGATGCTTTTAGTACTGATAATCTTGCAAAACTTCCAGACCTTCCTATCGTTGGAGGAAAGACTGCACTATTTAAACGCAATTTTGATACAGCTACGGCATTATCGCTACCATACGGAACAACTCTTAAAACTTCACAAGAAGTAGTTGATTTCTTATTAGGTTACGGTGCTAGATTAAATGATTTAGGCTTTGATTTTAATTATGTGGAATTAGACGGATCTGTTAATAACTGGGACCAAAGTGCAAGAGAATTTTTATTCTGGACCACACAAGGGTGGGCATCTGGAACAGTTATAACTATATCGCCGGCAGCTAACAAGTTTAATTTTACTAAAGACTATTATGTTGTTGACGACATTAATGATGCATTTTATAATTACAGCATCTTACAAGCAAACGGACAACCGTTAACAAGCGAGTTTAACAGTTTATTAAGAAATAAAAATAGTTTTGGCATAGAAACTGTAGACACTGAAGACGGATTATACAGTGTTGTTTTGCCATTAGTCCAAAAAGAACATGTTATATTAATTGATAATACAACAGTCTTTAATGATATTATTTTTCAGCCTAGAACAGGTTATAGACAAGAAAGAATAAAAATCAGCGGATACCGAGCAGCAAACTGGAACGGTAGTTTGAATATTCCTGGATTTATTTACGATGACGCCAAAGTAACAGACTGGGCAATATGGAAAGACTACGGTATTGGAAGTCTTGTAAAATACAAACAGTTTTATTATGTAGCAATTGAGAACGTCCCAGGCGCTGCTACCTTTAACACTAATAGTTGGTTTAGACTTAGCGAAAAACCAGAGCCCGAATTGATTACAAACTTTGATTATAGAACTAATCAATTTACAGATTTTTATAGCTTAGATGCGCAAGGGTTTGATCCTGAATTGCAAAAGATGGCAAAACATTTTACTGGTTTCCAAAAACGTCAGTATCTTGCTAACATCATTCCTGATGATGTGTCACAATATAAATTTTATCAAGGATTCATTCAAGACAAAGGCACAAAAAATGCTCTGTCAAAAATGTTCACAGCATTGAGTAGCGCAGGGCAAGACTCGTTAGAATTTTACGAAGAATGGGCATTGCAAGTTGGTCGATACGGTGCTATTGATGATATTGCACAAGTAGAATATAACTTAAAACAAGATAAAATGCAAGAGTCGCCTCAAGCAATTGAATTAGTTACTAGCTTACCATTAACAAACTTTGACAAGCATTACAGAATTTTAGCGCATGAAGCATACGATAAACCGTTAGATTACACTCATGCTCCGTTTCCAACAACGCCGCTAAGTCGGGAAGTAATCAAAACTGGCGGGTTCGTAAGAGAAGAAGATGTTACTTTTGTAGCTGGCACTACGGCTGAATTACCATTAGGTAATGTTAACTTGTTAGGCCTTGGAGATTACATATGGGTCACCGAAGTACAAGAAAATCCTTGGAATGTATATCAGCATGTTAGTCTTGAAACAGATGTTCTTGCGTTAGATAATAACAACGAAACATCTATTGTGTCTGGAGACCCATTAGTAGAACTAACATTGAATAGATGGGCAAGCAGTCTAGTACAACCGTTAGATATTATAGGTGTTCGAGCTGCAACTGAATTTGATCTAGAAGGACTTTATGTTGTTGATAGCGTTAATCTCGATAAAATAAAGATTAGAATTTCTACAGATATAACACCTACTAGTTTCTTAAATCAAAAGTTCTTGTTAACTAAACTACGTTCTGTTCGTACAACTACACTTGAAGAAGCAAATACACTTGCACAGAATAAGTTATATGACGGACAGCGTTTCTGGATTGAACAATATAATAACGATTGGGCAGTGATTGAAAATTCAAAAGTCTACAGTCGAAATCAAACTATTATTAATAATACAGCATTTTTAAGTGATCGCCAAAACTTTTCAGAGAGTATGGCAGTTACTAGTGATAATAGAAACTTGTTCATATCGTCATCAACTGACAACAACGGAAAGGTTGATTATTATAGAAGAACTAACGAATCTAGCGAATTAAAGATTGACCAAGAAATACTGTCACCTGATCGAGTATTGCCGTGGAAATCTAACACTACTTTCTTTAAAGGGGATAAAGTAGTTTATGACCTAGATAGTTCTAGAACGTATTACACTGCAATAGCTTCACATGTTAGCGGCGATCAATTCGACGATGAAGAAATTGCAACACATTGGACTGCAATTGCTTCTCCAATTACATTATACGATCCTACTAATAGTGAATTTGGTAAAAGTATTGATGTGTCTCCGGATGGCGAATATTTAGTAATTGGTATTCCTGGTGCAAGTAATGTAAAAACTAAATTTACAGGAGACTTCGATAGTACAGTAACGTATAATAAAGGAGCAATTGTAAAATATAAAGAAAGCTTATGGAAAGCGAATAGAGAAATACTTCCAGAAATTGAAGCTCAACCGTTTACGAGTTTTGATTCTTACATTAATATTTCTGAACAATCAGATGCTGATTCTACTTCGTTAACATTACTAGTTTCAGGCGATCCTGGATTACCTAATAATGTTGTAGACCATTTCTTAGTAAGAGCTCCTAAAGATATGTATACCGGCACTAACGGCACATCGCAAGTTAATGGAGCGAGCAGCGCTGGCGACAGAATTAATTTATATTGGAACAGACGCAGTTTTTCATATCCTACAACAGATATATATCTACCGTTTGATAACCAGATCCCTGAAATAACTACCAGCGTACTGTCAAAAGAACATATTATACAACAAAAAATAGATCATATTTTCTTTATTGAAGCATTTGTAACATTACCTACCAAAGGAGATATTGTACAAACAGACACAGGCTCAGCTGAAGTGTATTATGTGTCAACATATAGAGATAGTGCTGTTTTATACTTAATAAACACTAATGGTATATTTGGTATTATAGGCGAATTATTTAATTCTGAAGATAATTTTGTAGGCTTTTATTCTGAAGAAAATACATATAATACTAGTGATGCTGTTGCAGGATATTGGCTATTTAAGACATACCAGATTGGAGAAGATCCTACACCTCAAACTACAGAAGTTTCTTCAAATAACGGATTTACATATTCAAATAACAGTCGCTATTACGATGTAGGCCGAGGATTAGTATATGCAGATGTTCGCAAACTAGCAGATATAATTGCAGAACAACCGTTAAATGTTTACAGTAATATACAAGATACAATAACTAGTGTTGGACCGTATGTTAATAGAAACAATCAGGCAAGTTTTATAAATCACTTAGCGTACTTTGGTGACAACGGCGGAATCGAAAGTTCTAAAAATAGCACTAAATTTGTTATACGAACTTCAAAAATATATTCAGACATTATCTATCCTAGATTTATTGCCAACGGACCACTGTCAGAAAATCCAACACTAATTAATATTAAATATTTTGACAACGAGAATTTTAATTTAGCTCAATCTGGTTTTATAGTTAGCGACATTACACGTACTGATGCTGTTATACAAGACATGTGGGACGGCTATATTGATTTCGACTTTACTGAATTTGACTTCCAAGGCAACGTATTTGAACCTGAAGTAGGTGATATACTTGTTGATGTGCAGATTCCTAGAGATGGACAAGGCGGCCTAGCTAGAAATTCTACAACAACAAGTGCTGCTGAAGTAATGCTGTATCAGCGCAACTTTAATGCGGTAAGAGTTTATGTTAATGTTTTAACTCAAGCAGAATTTGAACAAAAAACTAATAGAACAGATTTAACAGTAGGCGGCAGATTCCAGCAACTGACTAATATTGGTAGATTTAATATTAAACGTCTATCAAGAAGCGGAAGTGACCCTGATCAAAGTACTGGAAGAATATCTGATGTTAATAATGATATTGTTTTAGGAAGCTCTCTTATTGGTAAACTATTAGTTATTGACGCAGAAAGAAACTTCCCAGCAACAACTACGTGGGATAATATACTACCTGTAACTGATCAAGAATATTATTTCTTTAATGAAGATATTATCACCGGTGTTGCTAGAGCTGCAAATCCTCCGTTTAGTCTAAACAAAGATTACACACAGGTATATAATATTCCAGCAGACAAAACTGGGTCACTAGGACCATTAAATCAAGGTGCTGTTTCAATTTACAGAAAAGATGCAAATGGAGTATATCAATATCAAATAACTTTGGTATCTGAATACGCAGCTAAGGATAAACGATTTGGTACACAAGTTAAGATAACACAAACTGGCAATGATTATACATTGATGATATCAAACGAACCTACGGGCGCAGCAAGAGATGAAGCACTAGAATGGAGACAAAATCCAGGTTCTATCGAAATATATAAACACGGTGTTGACAACTCACAAACGTTTAAAGGGTTGTACCAATTTGATTCTGCTTATAATGTTAATGATGTTGTAGTTTGGCGCGATGACTTTTATATTGCACGTAAGTCGTCTACCGTAACACAAGATAATATCACTGATTCCATATATTGGAATAAAATTAGTTGGAAACGAGCAAAGGACGAAAACTATAGAGGAACATTTGATACTTCTATTAGTTATAAATTAAATGACATTGTTTATTATAATACTAATTTTTGGAAGGCAACTACAAATGTGCCTAAGGCAGAAGGTGTACCGACTGCATCAAATACTTCATGGGAAACCGTTGATAGTAAAATTGATTATTTAGGGCTATTACCAAACTTAACGTTAAATGCTTATTATAGCGAATCAGTATATGACCCTGAAACAAATATATCTCAGTTTGCTGAAAAGTTTGATATTAGCGATGATGCACAAGTGTTAGTGGTAACAACTAAATTAGAATTATCAGATAGTTCTTATCAAAAGCAATTAGCAATTTATAGACTCAATGATAAAAAATATGTATTAGATCAAATCATTAATGCACCTGCATCTAGTTTTGAACTTCAAGATCACGATAATAATGCAGGCACATCTGATGTTTGGATAAACAAAAACTTGTGGGCAGATTCTGTGTCTATAAATCCAGCAGGTACAAAAATAGCAGTAAGCGTTCCTTTAGATGATGCCTTAAGTGTAGATCAAGGTGCAGTGTGGATTTATAGTTATGATACCGCGACAGAAAAATTTGGAACAATCAACGGTGTTGACATTAACGGTGTTACGGTAACTATTCCAAATACTGTAATTAATTCTCCAAATAACGAAGCAGTTGAAAGATTTGGATATTCGATTGCATTTGGCAACGAAAATTTATTAATATCAAGTCAAAATGGCGACCAACTTATTCCAACAAGGTTTGACACTTATTCTAATACATTAGCAGACCGAGCATACGTATTAGACACTACATCAGAGGAAAGACTCGAAACTACATTTGATAATAACTTTACTTCTTTTAAAAATATTAAAGTTGATAAAGGAACAATATATGTTTATGAAAATGTACAAGATAGTTTAGTATATTCGGAACAATTGATATTCAAAGATACTCAAACTGACTTTGGTAGAAACTTGTTAATTAATAATAATCACATCTATACAGGAATACCTAATTTTATTAGTGGTGACTATAGAGGTGCAGTTTTAGATTATCGTAAAACTAAAAATAAGAAATCTTGGAATATACTAAGGAGCAGTATAACTCCGGTCGATATATCTAAAATTAAAGGAGTATTCTTATATAACAAGCGTACTAATCAAATTGTTTCATATATAGATTATATTGACGCAGTACAAGGTAAAATTGCTGGAGTAGCAGATCAAGAAATTACTTTTAAAACACCATACGATCCGGCTTCTTATAATGTAGGATTGTTAAGCGACGAAACAGTAGATCCTGCAAAACATTGGAACCAATCCCACGTTGGACAAATTTGGTGGAATATTAGTAATGCTAGATTTAATTATGCCTACCAAGGTTCGACTACATTCCAACGTAACGAATGGAACACGCTGTTACCTGGCGCATCAATTGATATTTATGAATGGGTAGAAAGTGATTATTTACCAAGTCAGTGGAACCAACTAGCTGATACCGACAACGGTGTTCCTTTAGGCATAAGTGGAACAGCATTATACGGTGATACCAAATATAGTGCTAAATTGTCTTATGATGATATAAGTCAAACGTTTAGCACAAAATATTATTTCTGGGTTGAAAATAAACTTACAATACCTACAATTGAAAACAGAAGATTAAACTGTGTAAATATTAAAGACTTAATCCAATCTCCAAGAGAAAATGGATATAGATACATCAGCTTTATTGGAGACAATAAATTTGTATTGAATAACTTTAATAATTTAATTACATCAGACGATTTAGTTTTGAATATTAGATATTCAACTGGCAATAATGATGCACAAAATGAGCATAAGCAGTATCAACTACTATCTGACAAATTAGCTACAAGTAAGCCTAACTTTGACATTGAGCGCAAGTGGTTTGATAGCTTAATTGGTTTTGATAGCAATAATAGAATAGTTCCAGATCCTAAGATACCTGTTGCAAAACGTCAAGGTATACAAAATCGTCCAAGACAAGGAATGTTTGTTAATAGAGTCGAAGCATTAAAACAATCAGTTGAACGAATCAATTTAGTATTATCTGAAAACTTAATTGTTGACGAATATAACATTAGTCCTTTACTATTAAAAGAAGAAGTCCCTACAATTGCTGGAAAAGAATATGACATTCAAATTGATACTTTTGAAGAACTTGAATTTATCAGCACAAACAAATTAACACCTGCAATTTTAACTCCAGTAATTGTCAATGGCAGAGTAATTCGTGTTGCAATAACCAATCCTGGTAGAGGGTATAAAGTTGCACCTAGTTATCAGTTTGAAGGTGCAGGCACCGGTGCAACTTTAGATATTACAATAAATAATCTTGGACAAATTACAAACGTAGAAGTATTGACTCAAGGTAGTGATTACACTGAAGCAACATTGTTAACTGTTAGAAAGTTTACAGTATTAGTGTTAGCTGACAGCACATCATTTAATAAATGGGCTTTGTATGAATGGAATACATCGTTAAATAGATGGTTTAGAACATCTATTCAAGATTATAATGTAACTGCTTACTGGGATTATATAGATTGGTATGATGCTGGATACAATCAATTTACAGATGTCGATTATACAGTTGATAGTTCATATCAGCTTAGTTCAATAAACGATACAATCGGCGATATTATTAAAATTAATAATGTAGGCACAGGCGGTTGGTTATTATTAGAAAAAGAATCTAACCAAAACACAGAAGATTATACAATAAACTATAAAACTGTTGGCAGACAAAACGGAACTATTCAGTTTAAAGATAGTTTGTATGACTATGCTAAAAATACAACAGGGTATGATAACAAAAGTTATGATAGTGTGTTTTATGATAATAATCCTGTAAAAGAATTAAGAATTATCCTTGAAACTATAAGAGATAATATCTTTGTAACTGACTTAGAAATTGAATATAATCAGTTGTTCTTCGCTTCTTTAAGATATATTCTTTCAGAGCAGCCAAATGTTGACTGGATGTTTAAGACAAGTTTTATTTCGGCTACGCACAAATTAGGAGCTCTTAAGCAAGATATTACATTCCAATACAATAACTTAGAAGATTTTGAAAGCTATGTTAGAGAAGTAAAACCTTACAGTACAAACATAAGAGAATTTGTTGACAATTATGAAAATTTAGATAATACACGTAGTAGTATTTCTGATTTTGATCTTCCGCCTTATTATAATACTATTACAGGAAAAATTACACCAAGTAATGCTACAATTGACTCTAACGTCATTGTTGGTGCCGAAGATAATACAACAGTATATCCTAGAAAGCATTGGAGTGATAATTTAGGATATCAAATTAAAGAAATCAAATTAAGCGACTCGGGTACCGGATATACATTTGTACCAACTGTGCGTTTTGAAGGCGGCGGCGGCACAGGCGCCACTGCAAAAGCAGTAATTGCTTATGGTAAAGTGACACACATATTAGTTACTAATACAGGTAACGGATATACTACAGCACCATCTGTAATTATTGAAGGCCCACAAAATGAAATATCTACCCCGGCTGCTGCAACTGCAATATTAGGTAACGGACTTGTTAGAACTCCTCATATAAGAGTTAAGTTTGACAGACTTAGTGGAAAATATACTTATGAAACTATTTTAAAACAAACCTTACATACAGGAACTGGAGCAGAAACACGATTCAATCTACCATATCCAATCGATCTTAATAATGACAAAGTTCAAATATTTGTTGATGGGATCGAACAGTTACGTAGTAAATATACGTATTCTAATGTTGAAGATAACACTTCGACATACACAAGAGAAAAGGGTAGAATAATTTTTGCAAAACCTCCTAGTCTAGGTGCTGTGATTGAAATTAAATATCAATTACCTATGAGTATGTTAAGTGCAGAAGATAGAATTTTACATTCTTATAACCCTAGTGCAAATATGTACAGTAGAGAACTATCACAGTTAATGTCTGGCATAGACTACGGCGGGGTTGAAGTTCGTAGTTTTGACTTCCAAGGAGTATCTGGATGGGATACAAGGGGCTGGTTCTCAGATCAATGGGATCAATTTGATAACACATTCGAAGACGAAGTGTTTACAGCTGACGGATCTACAATTGCAGTTCAATTAAGTGCTCCTCTAGAAGCTGGCGCAGTTTATAACCTTTACAAAAACGGTGTAAGAATTGACGCAACTGATTTTGTAGCAGGAACACCAGCAGTACCGGGTGTTCCAGCAGTACCTGGTTTGCCGGCAGATGCAGAATACAACAATGGTGCATTAATTACTGAGAACAATGGTACAGTGTTTGACAGAGCCTTAACTGTAAACGGATTGAAACTAGTTGTTGCAGGAGCAGTAGGCGGACAACTTGCAGTACCAGATGAATGGGCAAAGAAAACTGCAAGAACATTTGAATTAATAACTGATCCTAACGGTGCTGGCATTAACACCACACATCAACGTAACTTTATTAAAACACTACGTGGTGACGCAGGAACTTGGCATGCAGGAATACCTACAATACAAAGAGTTGCATATAACGGTGGTAGTACATATACACCTAACTGGTTAGAAGATGTTAACGTGGCAAGTTATGCAGGACTACAAGCATTTAATGATAGTGTTGCTCAAAAGGATATGGTATGGTATAAAAATATCAACGGAAACAATCCTCCAACACAGCGTAGAGATATTGAAGAAATATTCGAACACGTATTCCACACCGTACACGCATTTGGTATTCCGGGTGCCGTGCCTGGCAGTATAGACGCAGTGGAAATGAATCCAGATATTAGAATTAATAATGAACCAAGTTTTGACTGGAAAAACACAGCAATACATTTAGCAATGAAAGAAGCAATTGATGCAGGATTATATGATCCAAGTGGTTATGCTACTGATTGGAATACAGATCCAGAGAAAGCAGCAGTTGCATACACAGAATACACCTACTTGGTAAACTGGTCAATGTGGGATATGAGTGTATACTGGGACAACGGCACTCTTTCTCCTGAATGGGATGATAGTCTAAAAACTCCAGCAGGTATGTTAGCAAACAACCCATTAGGTTATGCATTGTTCAATACATACTTTGCCCCAGTGTTGAGCAAACCAGATTTTGCTACAATAGAAAGTATTTTTGGTGAAAATGATACAGGCGTGTCAGGATATGTTGTTGATGAATTAGTAGGCGGAACTCCGGAAGTAGCAGCTATTCCAGAAGTTCCGGGATCATCCGCTACAAACGTAAATGCTATTACAAATAGCATTACAGGTGACGGAGTAACTGATGTAATCTATGTGCAAGACTTGGGCATAGAAATATTAGAAGGTGATCTATTTGTTGTAAGAAAAATCACAAGCGACGGTAGTATTATACCTGACGAAACTGGGTATGATACTGCTCTAAGCGGTGGCGATCTTTTATACACTAGTGCAACGGGCGTAAATGCAGAAGATATAATAACTGACGGTGACGGATTTATTTCAGCTGCTGCAAGCGCAGGACCTGAAGAATTAGTACCAGGACAAATTTTTGATACGTTAGATATTAAAGTTTATACTAGAGAAAGCGGTGGCCAAGGAAAAATCTTCAGTCAAAGCTATCGTTTGGATACAACTGTAACAACTTACGAATTGGGAGTTATTCCAAGTAGTGTAGATTCTATAATTGTTAAAATTGATAACGTAATTCTTTCAAGAGAAAATGCTGATTATACAATTAACTGGAAATTAGGCACAGTGACTATCGATAACACTATACCTAGTTTTGTAGATAATGCAACACTTAGTATTGTAACTGTAGCACAAGCTGGCCAAAACATTTTAGACTTTGGCAATTACATTGCTGACGAATCAACTATAACATTCGAAACACAAGTTAGATTCCAAGCTGATTTAGATATATTTGTTAGTGTTGACGGTGTAAAACAAACAGTAACATTTAATGAATCACCGCTTACTGGTAATGTTACTTTTACATTTGATACTGTACCTACTGTTGATTCTGTAATTTACTATGCACTATTTGATAGTAACACACAAATTAACTATAGTCAAATGAAAAAAGATACATTTACTGGAAACGGATCTACAGTTAATTTTACATTATCATCTGCACCATTTTATAATAGACCTACACAGCACAACTTAATTGTAAAAGTAGGAAATAATATTTTAAGTCCGGGCTATAATGTTCAATATACTATTCCTGCAAATAGTCAACGCGAATATTTGTTAGAAACGTTCCAAAATCAACCAGGCTCTTTGTTAACTGAAGATATTAAAGTATTTTTAAATGGTACCGAAATATTTACGCCTACTAGTTGGAGATTTGATATTGCAAATAGTAGTGTTGTTTTAACTGATGACGTGGGTATTCCAGGAGACATTGTTGAATTATATGTAATCACAGACGGCGAATATACATTAACGTCGCCTACTACTGTAACTTTAACAAATGCTCCTGCAGATGAAGCAACAGTTGAAATATTCCAGTTTAGTAATCATGACATATTAGGAATCGAACGTATTAATTATAATGTTGTATCGAGAGTAACACTACAACTAGAAAATCCAGATTATAATACCTATAATAGATTGTCTGTAGGAGAAATTAACTTAAGAGTACCTGCAATTGATTCAAAATATGTTTGGGTTATTAAAAACGGTATATTGTTAACACCTGATGTTGATTATGCAATTTCTGATAGTAAAAATAAAGTACAATTGGCAGTAATTCCAGATAAATTTGATACAATTGATGTAATGCATTTTACAGCCGAAGAAAATGTATCAAAGTTTTCGTATAGACAATTTAAAGATATATTAAATAGAACACACTTTAAACGTTTAGATGCTTCTGCAACTACACTAGCACAGCCACTTAATTATTATGATTTAAGAATTGAAGTAACTGATAGTAGTTTATTAAGTGAACCAAATAAAGGACAAAATTTGCCAGGCATAATCTTTATCAATGGCGAGCGTATTGAATATTTTGTTAAAGAAGGAAACTTATTACGACAGATACGTAGAGGTACGTTAGGTACTGGAATTAAAGAAACTCATGCAGTAGGATCAAAAGTATTTGATCAAAATATAAGTAAGACTATACCTTACAGTGATAGTAATATTGTTCAAAACTTTACTGCCGATGGTGTCACAGCTTTGTTTGATGTTAGTGCATCGACGAGCTCTATAAATGAGTTAGAAGTATTTGTTGCAGGGCAACGCATGCGCAAAAACAGTATTAATACATTTATACCTGTCTTTGAGTTAGATAGTCCTGAAGGTGATTATGAAAATACCGCTGAAGTAATATTTAATATAGAAACTCAACAAATAGAGTTAAAAGTTGTTCCTGTAGAAGGGTCAAGAGTGACTATTATTAAGAAACAAGGTAAAATTTGGAATGAAGGTACTAAGTCCTTAGGTAAAACTGAAAATGCAATTGCAAGATTCTTACGTGCCGGAACATCTGAGCTACCTGAATAAATACAGTATAGGAAAAATAAATGAGCGATAACATGCAAGACACAAACGGAGTATTGGTTCAGGGGCATATTAAGATATTCGACCCTGAATCACAAAAAGTATACATTGACAAGCGCAATGCAATTCATTATGAAAATATGAGTATTGCACTTGCTGAAAGTTTGAGCAATGCAGGCCAAGGATTTATATACGAAATGAGTTTCGGAAACGGCGGCACAAGCGTTGATCCGACAGGTATTATTACATATCTTACGCCTAACAGTACTGGTACAAATGCAACACTGTACAATCAAACATATTCAAAGGTTGTAGACGAAAGAAGTGTTAATAATACAGACCCTGTTCGAAATAAGACTGAAGTTAGGCATTTAAGTGGAACTAACTATACTGATATTGTAGTAAGTTGTTTGTTAGATTACGGCGAACCAAATGGACAAGATGCATTTGATACTGCTTCAACACAAACTAATAATTATGTTTTTGATGAACTAGGTTTGCGTAGTTATAGCACAAGTGGTACAGGTAGATTAATTACGCATGTTATCTTCCACCCAGTGCAAAAGTCGCTTAACAGATTAATTCAAATTGACTACACAGTTCGTGTACAAAGTTTAGCAGGATAAGGAGTAGATAATGGCATATACGATATCATATACTGATTCTGTTAACAAAGGTACTATAGTAGTTGAAGATAATACTATCAACCAAGAAACGTCAGTATCACTTCCTGGCAAAAATTACACAGGATACGGCACAGCAGTAAATGAAAACTTTTTACATTTACTAGAAAACTTTGCAAACAGTAGTTCTCCAAATAGTCCTGTAGAAGGACAGTTATGGTATGATACTACAGTAGGAGTTGACCAACTTAAAATTTACGACGGAACAACATGGATTGCTGCTAGCGGTGTTAAAAAAGCAACTAATCAACCTGCGGTAGCTAATTCAAGTGCAGGAGATTTATGGGTTAACACCGAAACGCAACAACTTTATTTGTTTACTGGTGCAGCATGGATTTTAGTTGGTCCTGATTTTAGTGACGGACTATTAACCGGAGCACAATCAGAATCAATCGTCGGAACTGACGATTTAACTTATAGTGTACTTTCTATTAAAATTAATAATCAGACTGGAATAATTATTAGTTCTCAGTCTTTTACACCAAAAAGTGTTATTCCTGGATTTACCGGAGGTATAAATGCAGGCATGAATCTTAGTTCAACTGCATTAATTGGTACAGAAACTTTAAAATATTACGGTACTGCTGAAAAAGCAGAAGCACTTGTTGTTGGAAATGTAGCAGTTCCGGCAAGCAGCTTTTTAAGAGGTGATGCAGCATCAAATTCGAGTTTTCCACTTAATATTAAAAACGATCAAGGAATTGTTGTAGGTACTAGTGGACAACTAGGTATTCAAGTTGAAAATCAAAGTACTGTATTTCGACAAAATAGTAATACATCTAGTATAGATTTTAGGATGCTCAATGATACATCATATAATACTGTATTAAGGCTTGATGCTAGAGGATATGTAGGAATTAATAATACAGCACCCGACGATGCATTAGATGTTAAGGGAAATATTAAAGTAAATCAGGCAACAGGTGATCCAACATCCGGACAAATATTAATTGATACAACATTTAATAGCATTGATCTTAATACAGGTACTATTATTACCAAAGGCGGAATTGCTGTTCGGAAAGATATACAAATAGGCGGCAATATTGATTTCGGTGCAATTAATCCTGCAGCCGCAGGCTACATAGAAAGTGGAAATATCTATCCTACTACTAATAGTCGATGGGATATTGGCACGGTAACATTGAAGTATGATAATGTTCATGCTAACACATTCTTTGGAAATTTACAAGGTAACGTAAGTGGTACAGTCAGTGGCCGCGCAGGATCAGCTGATAGACTTGCAACTGCATCTACATTCCAAGTAACCGGTGATGTTACTAATAATAGTTTTGAATTTGATGGACAAACTGGCGGCACAACAAAAACATTCGATATACGTATTGCTAACAGTTTTATATCTAATAAAACAACATTGCCGTTTTCATCTAATGAAGACGAATTGCTAATTAATAAACTTAATACGTCTGGCGGTTATGATGCAGGTGTTTACAAGATTAAGAAAAGCACTTTCCTAAGTACTATTCCGCTAGTTCCGGCAGGCGCAATTATGCCATTTGCTGGAATTACATTGCCGGCAGGGTGGCTATTTTGTGATGGTTCTGTTGTTAACATTTCTGATTACAGTGTTTTATTTGCTGCAATTGCATACTCATTTAAAGATAGATCATTATTAAATAATAATGGTGCTACAACATTTGGATTACCAGACTTTAGAGGAAGATTTGCACTAGGTCTCGATAATATGAATGGCTCTAGTGCAAACAGAGTTACAAATACGGCTGCTGATGCACTTGGCGGTAATGCAGGACAAGAAGCAGTCACAGTTAGAAGTAATAATTTACCAGAACACGAACATAATTTAGAAGGCGCAAGCGGCAACCAATATTACGCAATAAGAGAAGCAGCGGGCGAACCTGCTGACGACAATGCAATTTCATTAACAGTTGAATCTGGATTAGGTGGAACACAAGGTCTAGCTTCTAGCGGAGGTATTAATAGCGGCGGCGTTACTGGTACAGGAGACTTTAGAAACATAGGATCAGTTGCTGCACCAGAACTTGTTGGTGCCCCGCTAGATACTATGAATCCTTATCTAGCTGTTAATTATATAATATATACTGGACAATAACATGAGCTATCAACTAAACAAAACAGACGGCACGATATTAACAGATTTAATTGATGGTCAAATAGACACTACTAGTACTAATCTTGTACTTATTGGTCGAAATTATACTGGATATGGTGAATATTTTAATGAAAACTTTATTAAATTATTAGAAAATTTTAGTAACACAGCTTCTCCTAGTAATCCGTTAACTGGACAAACTTGGTGGGATACAGGGGATCAACGTTTAAAAGTTTATGACGGCGCACAGTGGAAAGCTAGTGGCGGTCCATTTGTACAATCTACACGACCACAAATGGTTGCAGGAGATCTATGGATTGATAGTCTAAATAATCAAGTGTATGCATATGACGGTACTGACCTTATTTTAATGGGACCATCGTATACTACAACTCAAGGCGAAACAGGCTTTAGAGTAGAAAGTATTCTAGATTCACAAAGTCGTTCTAGAACAGTTGCAAATTTATATGTGGGCGGCACACTAACAGCAGTTGTTAGTGCATTAGAGTTTACACCAGTTTATAGTCAACAGATTGACGGACTAGTAACAGTTGCCAATCCTAATGGCATTATATATCAAGGTATTAATGTTATTGACAAAGCTAATTTTAAATATAGAGGTATTGCAGAATCAGCAAACGCTCTTGTTACAGCAGGCGGAGTTGTAAGAACCGCTGACAGTTTCCTTCCTTCCACAGCAAACGGCGTAACAACTGGAACATTAAGGATATCAAATTCAGGTGGTATAACTATTGGTGTATCGCAAAATCATGTACAAAAGATTGTTGGACCTAGATATTACTTAGAAAATCAAATTACAGACGAAGACATGAGTCTACGAGTTAAGTCAAGTGCGTTTGGTTCAAACACAGTTGATGCAATTTATATAGATGCGTCAACGGCTAGAATTGGTATATTTAATCGAACTCCTTCAGGCGATCTTAGATTGCCTCAATATACTCTAGATGTCAGCGGCGATTTAAGAGTAACTGGAAATCTTTTAATTGAAGGTACTACTACAAGTATTGATGTTAATACACTAAGAGTAGAAGATAAAAATATTGAAATTGCCAAAACATCAACAGGCGCAACCCTTACAGGAGTAGATGCAGACAATGCTGGCTTAATATTAGATACTTCAGATGTTGGTCAAAAATTATGGACTTGGAAGCAAGCACAAGATGCATGGACTACTAATGTTAATTTAGATTTGAGTGATGCTACCAAAGCATTAAAAATAGGCGGAGTAAACAAATTAACAAATACAAGTTTAGTTAATATTCAAAAGGCCCCGCAATTAGACGAAATTGGAACGCTGATTTATTTAAATGTTGATGATATTAGTGTTGATGGTATAACAATTAAATCAGGTTCTGCAATTTCGTTAGGTGATCAAACTGATAGTTTTAAAGCATTAAATTTAACTGGAACTAATGGTATTAATATTACATCGTTTGGAGATATCGCTGTACAAGATAATCAAAAAATTACAGGGGTAGCAAATCCTACAGACGATCAAGATGTAGTAACTAAAATTTATGCTGATACTGAAATTGCTAACGAAACTATAGTATTTTCGTTAGACGTTACTGGTATGGGGACCGGCGAAACACTAAACACAAATGTGGCTTCGGTTATACAGTCAATGTACCAAGCAACGCCTCTTACTATAGGAAAAGTTGCAAAAATACATACTACTTCATATGCAGGAGCTACAGTTACGGGTATCAATGTTACTGTAACAGAAAGTCCTAATACAAGCGGCGTGTTAACTAAAAATACTGTAGCAGTTGATCAAAATGGCACATTAAATGGACAAGCAATACAAGATATTGCTGCTACAAACACAGCAAGTGGTAGTGTTGTCTTAACACCATCACGCACACTAATGACATACACTTCGAACGGCGCTACTTGGACTCACACAAGTACAACAACACCGTATTCATTTTAATTGAATAAATAATATAACAGCACTAGGGGTTTACAAGCAATGGCTTATCAAATAGACAGATACAACAATACACTGCTAACTACAGTAGAAGACGGCACAGTTGATCAAACAACTGATCTTAAATTTATCGGTAAAAATTATGCAGGATATGGCGAAATTCAAAATGAAAACATGTTGTTTTTACTTGAAAACTTTTCTGGTACTGTTGCGCCGCCTCGAGCATTAACAGGTCAGATATGGTACGATAGTGCAAGTACTAAATTAAAATTTTATGACGGTAATACATGGAAAGCATCAGGCGGCGCATTGTCGGCAGCAACTAGCCCGACTGCTGCAACAGTTGGAGATTTTTGGTGGGATAATGCTAATGAACAACTGTATGTATACAACGGAACTACATTTACTCTTATAGGTCCACAAAACGCAGGCGAAGGCCTAACTCAAATGCAAAGTACAGATTTGTTAGGACAAAACGCTGTTAATAACAATATTATTGCTACAACTATTAATGATGTAGTTATAGCTGTTTCAAGTAACGCTGAATCATTTGATATTGATGCTACTAATACTGTACCCGGATTTTCTAAAATTAACAAAGGTATTACTTTAGTTAATACTCCGAGCACTGGACAATATCCAGGTGTTACAACAAGTGAGCATAGATTCCACGGAACTGCAACAGCAGCAGAAAAAATTGTTATCTATAATGGCAACGGCACAATTAATAGAGTTATAAATGCAGCCGATTTAGTTGTATCAAGCGCAGGAGTAGAAAGTAATTTTACATCAGTAACTAACTTTAAAAATGCTGCCGGAATAAATGTTGGCGAAAATTCTGAACTAAACTTAAAATACGACGCTGCATCTAATTCAGGCATAATTCATAACACTAATGGTACTAATAGTAAAATATTGTTGAAGACAACTAGTGCAGTTGGTACTAGTACTACGATTGCTGATATTAATATACTTGGAATTATACCAGAAGATACACGTCCGGCCGCAGCAGCAGGCCAACCACAGCCTCTATACGTGCCGAAATTTGATATTGGTACAGCTGATTTAAGATGGAAAACAGTTTATGCAAACAACTTTAATGGTTTAGCAAGTATTGCAAGTTCATTACTTCTTGGCACATATGATCCAACAAATCCGTTGGCAAATGCAAAATATCCATCAACATCTGCAACACCAAATTCAGTAGCCGTAAGAGACAGTGATGGTAATTTAGTTGCTAACTTATTTAAAGGTATAGCAACTGCTGCACGTTATGCTGACTTGGCAGAAAAATATACTACAGCCGAAGAACTAGCACCAGGAACAGCAGTTGCAGTATGCGCTCATGAAGATTACGAAGTAGAACCAGCAAGTGCAAGTAATTTCTGTATTGGAGTTGTTTCAACAAATCCGGCTGTAATGATGAACAGTGAAGCTGAAGGTCAATACATTGGTCTTAAGGGACGTCTTCCTGTGCGTGTTAAAGGTGCAGTTAAAAAAGGTCAAGCGGTATATGCATTAGCAGACGGTGTATGCACTACACTAGCAACGTCTGCACTAGTAGGAGTTGCTTTAGAAAGTAATAGCGATGAGGGTGAAAAATTAGTCGAATGCGTACTTAAAGTATAAAAGGAACCGTCATGGCAAATATTACAGCAGCACGAATTAACAATCTACAAAACAGAATATCATTAGTTTACGGACAAGGCGCAGGACAAAGTGGATACGGACAGACTCTTGTAAGTAGTCAAGTTAGTTCATTAGATAGCACCGTACAAGCTGCTGATCTTAATAACATATATACAGATATTTTAAATGCTAGAGTACACCAAGTTGGCGCAGGCGGACTTGCTAGTATTCCAATCGATACAGTACTAGCTGGGTCAAACACAGTAGCTGAAGATACAAGCGCATATGTTGATCCTGAAGATGGCACACTTAGTAATGATCCTACTGGCTTTAAAAAAGGTATAGCTGATTATGAAGCGCTAATGTCTACAGTAGAAGAAGAAAAATTTAAGGTACATACTTCGCAAGCAGAAACAGTATTAGCATTAACTGATATAAGAACAGCAACGTGGAATGGGTTAATCTATCAAGTATTTACAGTAACTTTTGATGATGCAGACCATAGACGTCACTTTTTTAACAGCGGCGGCAAGATACGAATAGCAGCAGCTAATTCAGCAGCAAGAACTCATAAAGGCCTTGACTGGGCACAGTTGCTTGCTCAAGTTGGTACTATGTCTTTTGAAGCAAATGAATCTCTTGTAGCCGGTATATCAACGGGGTATCCTATAGGTAACTATGATCTTACATCTGCATATCAAAGAATTTATTATACAGCACGTACTGGATCGACTATATCAGGCGGCGTATATAACGGCAATACATATGAAATTAAAGTTAGAGAAGTTTCTGATAAAGTAATTGAATTTAGAGTTGAATTTAATGATACAGTATTTGATAATCGTGTAGATAATAACGTCGACGGTCGTCTTGAAAGCAACGTACAATTATATATCGCTAAAGGCAATTATGTATCAGTTAAGAATCCTAGTTTTTATATTACTACTTCAGTATCAGGATTTAGTTCGCCCGCTGAACCTAATAAATTGCCAGAATATTCTATTGGCATTGATCTAGCAAGAAATCAATACGAAATTGAAGATATTAATAATCAACAATATGCAAGTGTAGACTATGTTGTAAATGCTGTCAATGTAGACTATCCAATTACATTATATTGGGATACAGAAATTATTAGTGGTAATGTTACTGCTGCCGATTTTGACGATAACACACTTTCAGGAAGCATTACAATCACTGCGGATTATACACAAGCTGAAAGAACAATTAATAGAACACTACTAGCTGACAACTTCACTGAAGGAAATGAAAGTTTTAGATTAAGATTGTATACAGATGCTTCATTATTAAATTTTGTTGATTCGACTGGTGTTGTTACTATTATTGATAATTCTATAGGCGAAACACCTGCACCGTCACCAACATATGCAATTACACGTTCGACATCGTCAATAAATGAAGGCGGCACTGTAACCTTTACAGTAACAACATCTAATGTACCAGATGGAAACTTATATTGGACAACAACTGGCTCTGGTATAACTGCTGGCGATTTTACAGACAACACACTTAGTGGAACAGTTGTAATGTCAGGCGGCACTGGAACATTTACTAGAACTGCAAGAGCAGATAGTTTAACTGAAGGTTCGGAAGTGTTTGACATACAACTTAGAACTGGTTCAATAAACGGTACAGTTGTACTAACTTCAGGCAGCGGCGCAACAACAGTTATATCTGATACATCATTAACTCCGCCGACTGTTAGTTACCTGTCTAATACCGGAACTACAGTTGAGACATTTACCCCTGGTATATATAAATGGATTGCACCATCACACATAAATGAAGTTCAAGTTCAAGCAGTTGGCGCCGGCGGCGCAGGATATAGCAACGGCGGCGCCGGAGGCGGCGGAGGCGGATTCGGATCAGCAACTGTTACCGTTATTCCGGGACAAGAATATGATGTACTTGTTGGCGCAGGCGGCCAATTTGGCAGCGGTGCAGACACATATTTTAGAACATTAAACACTGTGTCAGGAAGAGGCGGCGCACGTGGATTGTTTATATCTAACAACACTCAATTAACACCAGGCGGCGCCGGCGGCGGCTATGTCGGAACATCAGGCGGCGCTGGCGGCAGCGGCGGAGCAGGTTACTGGACTTATGGCGGTGGCGGAGGCGGCGGAGCCGGTGGCCCACAAGGAACAGGCGGCACCGGCGGTGCGGGCGGCAGATCAATATCTGGTATATCAGCTACTAACGGTACAGCAGGCACAGGCGGCGCAGCTGGCGGCGGCGGCGGTGGCGGCACAGTTAGTCCAAGTTATGGAGCCGGCGGAGGCGGCGGCACTGGATTCGGCACAATTTCTAACGGAACATTTGGAACAGCTAACGGCCAGGTTGGCACAGGAGGCAGCGGCGGCAGCGGAGGCGAATCAGGTGACACTGCAATAATTACAGGCGGCCGCGGCGGCAATGCAGGCGGCGGCAGTGGTGCAAGCGGCGGAAGCAGTAGTGCAGCTGCCGGTGCTAGCGGAAATGGTGCAATTAAATTAACATGGGCACCAGTGCCAGCACCGACACCGACAATAGTTCCTGCAATATCTACTTCTTCTAGTTCATTACAATTTACTTCACTATCAGGTGTAAGACCTAGCCCGCAACGCATTATATTTACTTCGAATGCAAATGTAACAGTAAATAGTATAATTGTTAGTCAGCCTAGCGGATCTGCTACAAGTATTGATTATACAGGCGCAAGCGGGACTCCAAGTGGCGGAACCCCGTTTACAGTTACTTCTACTAGAAGCAGATATATAGATGTTACATTTTACAGATTTGGTACTTCAGGTACCTCAATACTGACTATTAAAACAACAGCTGGCACTAAGATTGTAGCACTTAACTGGACAGCAGAAACTGCTACAATACCAACGTATAGTATGACTGTTGACAGCGGCAAACCTAACTATCCAACAGTAGGTGATGAAACAACATATTCAGTATTTACGTATACGGTAACTACTACTAATGTTCCAAATGGAACAGTGTTGTACTGGACTACTATACAATCATCTGCTAACGCTCCAATACAAGCAAATGATGTTAACGGATTTACAGGTACTGTTACAATTAATAATAATTCGGGATCATTTACTAGAACAGCAATAGCTGATGAGACGACTGAAAGCACAGAATATTTTGGAACAGAATTGAGAACTGGAAGTGTAGCAGGACCGGTGGTAGTATCAGGGCGATTTGCAGCAATACAAGATACTTCAAAAACCCCTGCGCCACCGCCGCCTGTTACAACTTATAATCCAATATGGACGACACCATCAACTGTAAACGTTAATGAACAGTTTACAGTTAGCATTACAGGTGGCGCACCAAACACTACTTGGAATGCAAATAACGGAGTAGATCAGGTAAGTGGAACATTTGATAGTAACGGCAACTGGTCCGGACCAGCGCGGATTAACTCGCCTGGATCATATACTTACACGATAACATACTCGGATCCTACATCTGCAACTGATACTGTTTCGATTAGAGTAGAAGATCCAACACCTGTGCTAAGAGATACTCCGGTAACAATTAGTCCTAGTTCGGGCTCGGTTGCAATTCCATTAACTGGACTCGCGGTCAAGGGAGCGGCATTTACAGTTACAAATCCAACGTCTGAAACACTTAATATAACAGTGCAGGAAATATCACGACTGACCGGAACAACTACAGGGATTGTTCCAACTAGCTTTACGCTCGCTCCGGGTGCATCTAAGATTGTAGGAGTAGCTGGTAGCACAGGCAGTGTATTTACAAGTACATATACATATAGATTTGGAATTCTTGCAGCAGGGTATCCTGGAACTTATCCAACATATACATTAACACTGTATAGGCAATAAGCTATTCATGAAAAATAGTAGTGGGTATTTATTTTAATAAATACACAGTAAATAAATTTAGAGAGAATGAATGTCCACTACTATATTAGCTACCCGGTTTAATAACTTACAAAACAGACTTGCTGCTGTACTTGGTACATCGACATCTGCAACACCTACTTTTGGATACGGGCAACTGCTTAATGCAGATATTGATGTTGCTGGAACACGCTCAAACACAATACCAAACTCAGACAAGATTACAGCACAGCAGTATGAAGAGTTATATGTAGACATTATTCGATGCAGAGCACACCAGATTGGAAGCAGTGCTGTTTCTATAGATGAATTTGTGATCGGTGATTTTGATACTAATGCGCAAGATACTGATAAAATAGAAGAAGCATACATTAGTGGGCTTGAGTCATTAATGACCATAGTTGAAGCAAATCGCTTCAAGATCGATACAGCAGATCAAGCAACTACTACAAATTTGTTAAACAGTAGTGGCACTCAAATAACTAGCACTTATCGTCAAAGTGTAAGCGGAACATGGACTAGCTTTCTTAATCAAATTTTTACTGTAACTTTTCCTAGTGCAGCAGCCAGAAGACATTTTTTCAATAGCGGCGGTGAAATAAGATTTAGTGCAGGTGTAGCATATACTGGCTCTCAGCAAAAAACAGCAGACTGGCAGTCATCTATGGCTGCAATGGGTGTTATTAGTTTTACAGCAGATGATACATTTAGTAATTCTAATGTAGGATCACCGACTAGTGTCGGAAATAATAATCTAACAAATACCTATAAATTATGCTATAGAAAAGATGCAGGTTCGACATATTCACAAAGCGCATACGAATTATATGCATTGCAAACGAGTGATAGAACTATTCAGTTTAAGGTGTTATTTACAGATCCTGCTCCAGGCGGATATAGAATCGACGAAGTGGTTTTTGGAGACTGGACAAGTAGTTCTACACTATTAGTACCAGACGGATCTGTAACTATAAACGGAACAATATATGACACTGTTGTAATTGCAGATAATCAATTACCAGCAGGCAGTACAATTGTTCAATTAAGTGCAGCTAATCCTCCAACACCTAGTTATAGCCTATCAAGATCTCAAGCAACAGTAAGCGAAGGAAGTTCAGCATCAATAACTTTAACAACTACTAATGTTTCTAATGGTACTGTTATTCCTTACACTATAACTGGAGTAAGTGCTAACGATATAAACATTCCACTAGACGGGCAGTTTATAGTAGGTACATCTAATACAGTAACCATTGTTTTTGCAGCCGATTTAGTAACAGAAGGTACAGAAACTCTTAGATTGGCACTAAGCAACGGCGCAGCGAATATCAGTATAACAATTAACGATACATCATTAACACCGCCTGCTGCTGGAACATTATTAAGTCAAGTATGTCAAGAGCCGTTTGACTTAGTTGGCACATATGCAGACGGCTCAGGCGGGACGTATACTCAGCTAATTGAAGCAAATAGTCCAACATGTGGGTATCAACCGCCATTTACTTTTAGTGTAAGTCCAGAATCATATACTTCTCAAGCAACAGCATGGGATATTGGAGATGTTGTGGTTAATACTACTGCAACAACTTCTATTACAATTACAAATACATCTGAAACGTCTGGAACAGTTACAGTTCAAGAAACATCTAGACCTCTAGCATGGGATGTAGCAGTAGATAGTATTTCAAGTGAAACACAGCTAGCGTCCAAAAATTATACTATTCCTGCTGGGCAGTCGATAAGTGTTCCTATTAGCGTAATACCGAGAACAATTCTTGACTTTAGAAGTGTAAATAGACAATTCGATTTTAAAATTCTTCAAGCAGACGGCACAGGCGACTCTTATACAATATATTGGACTGGAAATAGTATTGCAGAGCCAGGAGTGCCGACAATTGATAATACTCTTACTGCGAGTACAGTTAGTGGTAATGAAACTACTACAGCTACTATAAATTACTCCGGAACAGTACGAAATTGGACTGCGGCATCGGGACCAGTTTATTGGCAAAATGTTGCCGGCACTGCAAATGCAAATGACTTTGTTGGCAGTATTGTGTCTGGAAGTGCAAATGTTACAATTACTAACAGTCCGAATGCAGGAGACGGCACATATTCATTTACTCGTTCAATAAGAGCAGACCAAACAACAGAAGGTACAGAGACATTTGGTACACAAGTTCGTTGGCCATCAACAAACCCTACAACAAGTTCGCAAGTAAGAACTGTTAGTATTGCTGACACTTCGTTACCTGTTCCTATAACAGCAAGTTTTGCTAATACTACGCATACATTTAGTTTGATTCCAGGACAAACAGAAACATGGAGTACAACAGTTGCAATAAATAGTTCTCCTAATAATAATCCAGTTACATTTACTGCCAACGTTGCAAGCTGGTATACAGACTGGGAAGTTACAATAAATGGAAGTCCGGTAGCGATTGCTGGAAACAATTCTGCATATCATACGTTTGCACTAACACCTGGATCAACAGAAACTATAACAATATCAGTTAAGGCTGAAAATGGTCCACATGCTGCGAAAACAGGCCAGGTGTATTTGTATCAAGGTAATGCGCCGTATAGCGGAGGAACAATTCTATCTAGATTGTATTATACTGGTACAACAGGAAACTGGACGGCCCCAGTAATTACAAGTGCAGGATTTAGTCCACCTTCAGAACAAATTGTTGCTAATACACCTGCAACATTATATTACCAAACTGACAATGCTACAAAACTAGAGTATACTATTGAGGGCACAGCAATACCAGCAAGTGTATCTCAAACATTTGATAATGGGTTGAGACCAGACTGGCTAAACGTTGATGCAAACACTGACTATATTACATTTACTAATGCAGGCACGGCAACTTGGTCAATTATTGCAAGCACCCCAGATGGGCAAACTGACACTGCATCAGGCACAGTTACAGTAATTTCTGTAGAACCTGCTTTTAGCATAAGTCTTCCTAATGGAACTTCGTATACCGAAGGTGATTCTATTACATTCACTTTGAGATACAAGAATGCTACTGCTAGTACACAAGATTTTAGATTCTTTAGAAATCCAAATTTAGGTGATCCAGTTGGGCCTGAATACTCAACCGGCGGCAATGGAATTACATTTACTGGATTGAACACCGCACAAGATAATGTATATCGTACTGCTTCGGCATCTATTACATCAGTAATAGACACTAATGTTGAAGGAACTGAAGGATTTTACTTATCAGACTCGACTGCTGTACCTAATTATGCAACTTGGACACTTACAGATCGACCGATAGTTAATTCTGTATCAATTACACCTTCACAAGCAGCAGTAAACGAATTATGGAACTTTAACATTTCAGGTACACCTAATGGTTCTGCAACCTTTACAGTGTCGTCGGTTCCGGATTATAATCTTCCCGGCGGAACTTTTTTACTAGACAGCGCAGGAAATTATAGTGGTCAGAGCAATCATAGCAGTCCAGGAACATTTACTTACGCCTTTACCTTTGATTCCGGATCTCCAATTAATCTGCCAACAAGCGTAAAAATATGTCCGGTGTTGTCTGTATCTGGCCCTACTAGCGTTAATCCCGGAGAACCGTTTACATTTACAATAACAGGCGGATTGCCAAACGGGTCATATAGTTTTTCTCGTGTTGGCGCTGGCACTGCTATATTATCTTTTAGTGCTACCGGCGCCGCAACAGTAAATACAACAGCACCAAGTACTCCAGGAACATATACATATTCTATTACAGAAGGATTCTGCGGAGGAACTGTAACGTATTCAGTAGTAGTAAACACTATATATAGCCCGACAGCAACATTTACGCCATCCAACCCAGTTGTAGGACAGGACGTAACTGTTACAATTACAGGCGGCCGTCCAAACGGGTTCTTTGACATTGTTGGATTAGATGGAATACCGAGTTATGTAGGACTATCATTTAATAGTAGTGGCAACTATAGTGTAACTGGAGCATATAGTACTGCGAGAACTAGGTCTTATAATATATCAGTTCCGGCTCCTGACATTGGTAGTTCATTCTCTATTCCAGTTATACAGGGTGTTGTATACGATGAAGTAGTAACATTAGTTCAGCCTATACCAGGAAGCAGTTCAGTAAGTTGTTTTATAACAGACGGTCAGCCAGGTACAGGATTTACATGGACAGCTACAAATACATCTCCAAATAGTGGCAGCGGATCACTTGATGCAAGCGGCAACGCTAACTTTTCGTTAAATCCAGTCCAGTCGTATTACAGCGGAAGTATAACAGTAACATTTACAGGCACCGGACATACTAGAACAGCTAGTGCTAATTATCTAGCACCGTCGTATTCTATAATTAATCCATCTCCTAATGTTATTGCTGAAGGAAGCAGCGGAACTTATACAGTTACTACTGCTAATGTTGCAAATGGCACTACGCTATATTGGACTATTACAGACTTGCTTACAAATAGTGCAGATTTTACTTCTAGAAGCGGAAGTTTTACAATTAATAACAATTCCGGATCATTTAGCGTAGGTACTGTTGCTGATCAACTAACTGAAGGACAAGAATCCTTTACTGTTCGAGTAAGAACAGGAAGTACAAGTGGTACTATTGTAGCATCTGCAAGTACAACTATTGGAGATACTAGTACTGGAGTTACACCACCTAACCCGACAGTTCAGTTTCTAGCATCTACATATACTGTAGGTGACACCATCCAAGCATCTGTTAACCCAGATAGTGCCGGCGGAACATATAGTAGTTATAGTCGCATTGTAGATCCTAATGGTACCATTGTAACAAGCTCGATATATCAAGCAGTACACACCCTTAGTGTAACTGCCACTGTTGCAGGAACATATACTGCACTTGTAGATGTGTTATATAGAGGAGATACCAGCGGCGTTGGAGTCGGCACCAAAGATACAACAGTAGTATCAACAGTTCCAGTACCGACTATTAGCTTTACACCATCTACTGGAACAATTAATAGCACACGATATACAATGACGTGGGATGCCAACGGTGCACCGTCAGCAATTGTAGTATTAACTTCTCCAGATGGTCAAACAACTACAGGTACAGATACTAGCGGAACTATAACGTCATCGCTTGGCCTAGTTGGTACTTGGACAGCTAGAATAACTACTGCCGGCGGCACAAGAAGTGCAAGTGTTACAGTATCAGCTGCACCGGTTCCAGCACCGTCTATTAGTTTTACTCCGTCTACTGGAACAGAAAATAATACAGCATACACACTATCTTGGAATGCTAACGGAGCACCATCGGCTACTGTAACAATAAATGCTTCAAATGGAGAAACAACTACATCTACGGATCTTACCGGAAGTGTAACAAGTACACTAGGTATAGTTGGCACATGGACTGCTACAATTGTAACAGCAGGCGGCACAAGAAGTGCAAGTGTTACAGTATCGGCTGCGCCGCCACCCGCAGGCGATGGATCGATTACTTTTGATTCCCCAAGTGGTTATTTTGTAGGTGAAACAATAGTTGCTAATTATACAACTCAAAATGCATCTACTGTAACAGCATCTATATCAAGAAGCGGCACAAATCTTGTAACTGCTAATACTAAACCAAATGGTTCACTTGCCTACGAAGCATTAACTGCGGGAACATACGGCGCAGGATTAAGTGTAAATGGAAAAGTGGTATCTACGGATACTGTTTCGGTATCAAATGCACCACCGCCTCCGGCTGCACCAGATGTTAGTGTATACTTTACTCCTAGCAGTGGAACAACAGCAACAACATTTTATGCTGGGTGGAGTGTTAGCGGGACCTATACTAGTATTACTGCTACTGGCAACCTCGCTGGAACAACAGTTGATCTAGGATCTACTGCAACGGGAACATTTAGTAATACCTTGCCTGCAGGTACACATAGTCTTACAGTTTCGGCAACCGGACCGGGCGGAACAACAACTCGCAGTGATAGTGTAACAGTGGCAGGTGTGCCGCCCCCTCCACCGCCGCCCCCTCCACCGCCGCCCCCTCCACCGCCGCCCCCTCCACCGCCACCGCCTCCACCGCCGCCCCCTCCACCGCCGCCCCCTCCACCACCTGTTGGACCGTCGATAAGTGCAAGCGTTGGGCCATTTGATGGATTTACATCAAACGTTACTGTGTTCTTTAGCGGAGCACCAAATGCTACTTACGGTTGGGCACTTGGAGGCACAGCGAGTATGAACGGCACCATTACAATGGATGCTAGTGGTAATGCAAGTTTAAGTGCGCCGTTGCCTGCTGGTTCTTATAGTGCAGCAGTGTGTAGTCCGTGCGCAGTTACAAGTTTTAGCGTCGGTTAACACGTCACATCTAATAAATGTCTGTCATATATTAACATATATAATGTATGACAGACATTTATGTAGACAATAACTTTTTAGATATTAACACAATTTCAAGCATTGTTAAATATGTAACAACTACAGATGATTGGGTGGTTACTGATGATGACTGGTCAGAAAAATTTATACATTCGTTACTAATAAGTGATCAAGAAATATCTAACATAATATTAAATATTTCAAATAAAGTAAAATCTTTTATTGAACAAAAAGACAAAGTGTCAGTTAGCGTAGAAACTTGTCAATTGGTACGATGGCGCAAGGGAGACACGCTTGATCCGCCACACGCAGACTGTGAAAATTTAGACGGATCACCTCATCCGTATCCAAACAGACACTATAGTGTACTCATATATCTTAACACAGACTACACCGGCGGACAAATATTTTTTCCTAATCAAAATTTAACACCAAAAACTGTGCCAGGAACGTTGGTGCAGTTTAAAGGAACAGCTGAATACTTGCACGGGGTCACAGAAGTAACATCTGGAGAACGGTATACTATAGTGTTATTTCTAACAAAAAATGATTAATAAATATCCTAATATTGTACCAGAGAACAAAATATTAATAGTTCCAGAAAGCGATCATAATAAAGATGATTATTTGGACATTGTTGAATCTCTTAAAGGTCATAAAACTAGAGATTGGGTTAGTCAACACGTAATACATTGTCTTCCTATAACAATTGGCAACCAATACGGATTTGCAATTAAAAGTACTGCTGATTTTACAGCAATATGGGACGGCGATAGTTCGCCTTCAGCAACAACAGTTAAACTGAATTCTGAGTCTAAACAAATAATTAATAGTCATTTTGGATCTGGATTAATTACTGTTCAAAACAGATTTACATTTAGAACTCCGCCTAACATTAATTTAATGATATTAAACCCGCCTAATTATTTTATTCCAAATTTAACCAATATGTTTGCAGTAGTAGAGACTGATAACCTGCGTAGGGACTTTACATTTAATCTTAAAATAACCACACCAAATGTTGAAGTTAACGTTAAAAAAGGAGATTATCTTAGTGCTGTTATACCTATTCCTAGATATTTTGTCGATGGGTTTGATGTAGAATTAGCTGAAAATTACTTTGATCATTCTATAATACATAACGAACAACTTGAAATGCGTAACGCAGGTGATGAACGAGCCGGCAGTGATAAACAAAAACCTCATGGAATCGGTAAACGATATTGGCGAGGCGAAGACACACAGGGCAACAAGTTTGTAGATCACCAACGAAAACTATAGCCAGATATCACTTGACTAACAAATAAATGTGTTATATACTACTATAATACAAGGAGACTCTATATGGACGAACGTTTAGAAAAAGCTATCGAATTTTCTAATTATGTAGTTACACTTAACAATCAAAAACGATTACTAAAAGAAGAATACGAAGAAAATTTATTGTATTATTATGACGGTGGACAATTTACAATTACCAAAGAATTAGTTACATTTGTTGGCTTGCTTGTAAATAATGGCAACACAGAAAATGTTGTTCTAACTGATGATAATTGTATTCCGATAAATGTAAAAGATCTTTCAAAGTTTTACGAAGATGTAATCGATGCCTATTTTTCTGCATCTAATAGTTATTTTACAAAATATGATAATTTAAAAAAACAACGTTCTGTAGAAAAATTAGTAGGGTTAAACAGTGACTAAAGGTGCTTTACTTATTGCAAGAAACAACGGCGAACTTGATTATGTTAAACAAGCAGTTTTTCTAGCTAAACGTATAAAAAAATATCTTAATATACCGACAAGTATCATTACTGATAGTGTTGATTATATAAAAGAGTCGTTTGACAAAACTGTATTTGATGAGATTATTAAGGTTGAATATACTAATGATTTAAATACTAGAAATTTTTATGACGGCACAATGTTTTACAAAACTGCCAATTTTAAAAACAATTATAGAATAAATGCATACGATCTTAGTCCATACGATGAGACATTGTTATTAGATACTGATTATATAATTTCAAACGATTTATTTAAATCATGTTTTGCATCTTCTAACGATTTACAAATGTTTACAAAGGCACACGATGTTGCTAATATAAGAGATCCGAGAGAGTTTATTCATCTAAGCGAATATAGTATTGACTTTTATTGGGCAACAGTTGTATTTTTTAGAAAGACGCCGACTAATAAGATATTTTTTGATTTAATAAAACATATACAAGAAAATTGGTATCATTATGTATCTGTATATCAATTAAACTCGACATTATTTAGAAATGATTTTGCATTTAGTATTGCAATACACATAATGAACGGATTTTCAAGCGGAGACTTTGTTTCGCCGCTGCCTGGAAAACATCTTTATACAATTGACAAAGATATATTGTGGAAATTAACAGACGACAAATTTATATTTTTAGTTGAAAAGAAAGATTACGCAGGTGAATATACAGCAGTGTCAACTGAAGGACAAAGTATTCATGTAATGAATAAATTTAGTTTAGAGCGAGTAATAGATAATGAATAAATCTAAAGGCATCTTAGTTCTAGCACAAAATAACGAAAAAACAAGCTATGTACAACAAGCATGTTTGTTAGCACTGAGCTTAAAACACACTAATCCAGATTGTAAAATTAGTATAGTTACTGACGACAGTATTTCAGCAAAATATAAAAATTTATTTGATAATATAATTGAAATACCGTGGCAAGATGATGCTCAAGATACAGAATGGAAAATACAAAACAGATGGAAGTTATATCATTGCTCGCCATATGAGCAAACTATAGTAATGGATACAGATATGTTAGTCCTGCAAGACATATCGACTTGGTGGGATTTTTTATCTAACTATGAATTATTTTTTACTACTAACGTTTACACGTATAGAGGCAAAAGAGTCACGGGAGATTATTATAGAAAAGCATTTGTAAATAACAATTTGCCTAATCTTTATAGCGGAGTTCATTATTTTGAAAAATCAGATTTTGCATTAGAATTTTATACATGGTTAGAATTAGTAATGCAAAATTGGCAAAAATTTTACGAGATTTTTATAGAACATGATAGGCCTACTTGGTGTAGTGTTGATGTATGTGCTGCTATTGTAACTGTTATTTTAAATTGTGAAGATAAAATATCAAATAAGGTTGTAAAATTTCCATCGTTTACTCACATGAAGCCTAATATACAAGAATGGTATACTAATAAAGATAAATGGCAAGATTGTGTAGGTACATATTTTAATAATAATGCTGGACTTAAAATAGGCAATCACCAACAAACAGGAATATTGCATTATACAGAAAATGATTTTGTAAAACCTTATATGTTAAGTACGTACTATGGAAAATTAGAACATGACAGAAAATAATCTACAAAAATTCTTTGATAATTTAACAATAGAACGTGAACGTGCAACTACAAAGTATGTTTATTTTACGCCAGGTACAGGAATTATTGAAAAAATAACAAATCGGCCTATTTCGACGCCAGGCTACGAATGTCTTGCAGTTGATGCTGAACGAGTTGATGATATTTTATCAGGTAAAAAACGGATAATAGACTTTACTGTAAACTTTAATCTTAAAACAAAGCAACTAGAATTAAGAGAATATGCATTACCGTCAGTTATATCTGTAACTGACAAATTATATAAAATACCTAAAAGTATACCTAATCCAGATTTATATGTTAACTGTTATAATAATAAGTGGATTTTAGGATTAAATTCTAAATTTCGTAATCATTCTAAATCGATGTTAAATGTAATCGATAATTTAACATTTAATTTTAGCATCACTGACAAAAATGATCCTAATGTACTGCATAGTAGTTTTGTAGTTCAACTATATGACTTAATAGAATCGGTAGAATTTGATGTTACAGAACAAATTAGTATACCTAAGGATATTGAAAATATAAGCATATACACCTTTAAATATTTTGACACGTATAGTTACGAGATTATAAATGAATAAATTTAAACCAATTGACTACGACATCATCTACCTTAGTTACGATGAACCAAACGCAGAAAAAAATTACGCAGACTTGTGTAAAAAAGTACCTTGGGCTAAACGGGTTCATGGAGTTAAAGGTAGCGATGCTGCGCACAAAGCCTGTGCTAGACTAAGCGAAACAGATCGATTTATCACAGTCGACGGAGACAACCGTATACGTGAAGAATTTTTAAATCAAGAAATTGACTTTGACGTACATGCAGATTTAAAGAATACTGTAATTAGTTGGTGTGGAAAAAATGTAATAAATGGGTTAACCTACGGCAACGGCGGCCTAAAATGTTGGCCTAAAGAATATGTGTTGAACATGCGTACACACGAAGCCGCAGATCCTAGCAATATTCATGCACAAGTTGAGTTTTGTTGGGATGCAGAATACATTCAAATGAACAGTTGTTACTCAGATGTATACAATAATGAAACGGCTGCTCAGGCTTGGAGAGCAGGATTTAGAGAGGGTGTAAAACTTGCTACTGACCAAGGAGCAAGAATAACTAAAGACAACTTTAAAAATAATCATTGGAGATGTTTGCATATGCTATATGTCTGGACAATGATCGGCGCTGACGTTGAACACGGAGTATGGGCAATATTAGGTGCTCGTGCAGGATTGTATATGACAATGTGTACAGACTGGGATTACATCCAAGTAAGAGACTTTGAATATCTAAACGAATTATGGAAAACTTCATTTAGTACAATTGAAGACGTTAATCACGAAATAAAAGAATACGGTAATAAGCTAATTAACGAATTAGATATTCCTATTGCTCGAGATCCGTTAAATGCACAACAAAGTAAATTCTTTAAAACAGTATATCAATATACAAGACAGCCGTTGGCTAAACAAATGGTAATAGACCCGGAATGAGTAACGAACAGAAAATACAACTACTAAAAAATAAACGTGATAAAATTGACAATGTAAGTTGTAGCTTCTGTACGGCTAAATGGCTGCAAACTACATTGATGCTACAAAACGGATACAATCATAGTTGTCATCATCCTGCTCCTCACAAGATTCCTTTAGAAGAAATTGAAGCAGATCCTGCGGCCCTGCACAACAGCAAGTTTAAAAAAGAACAACGTGCTAAAATGCTAAGGGGCGAACGTCCTAGTGAATGTGGATATTGCTGGAAAATTGAAGATTTAGGTAAAGACTATTTTAGTGATAGACACTATAAAACAAGTGATTCGTGGGCATGGGATAGATTTGAAGACATTGCAAAAAGTGATCCCCGGGACAATGTATATCCCAGTTATTTAGAAGTTAGTTTTTCAAATGCATGTAACTTTGCATGTGCATATTGTTCACCAGAGATTAGCAGCAAATGGATGGAAGATGTAAAACAAAATGGACCTTATCCTACTAAACACGGTGCTCATAATTTAGATTATTTAGAACGAACAGGAAAAATGCCGATACCGAATAGGGAATACAACCCTTACGTAGAAGCATTTTGGAAATGGTTTCCTAATGCATTGCCTCATTTAAAAGTATTGCGCATTACTGGTGGCGAGCCCACAATGAGCAAAGACACCTGGAAGTTGCTTGACTACTTAATTGAAAATCCACGCAAGGGACTGGACATTGCAATTAATACAAATGGATGTGTTGAAGATGCATTAATTGAAAGACTAATCTTTAAAATTAATCAACTGGCTGAAGTCGGTGTAAAAGTCGACATATACACTAGCCTTGAAAGTACAGGCGTTCAAGCTGAATATGCAAGAGATGGCCTAAATTACAAACAATGGTTAATCAACATACATAAAATATTAAAGAATACACAGTCAACAGTTGCAATAATGACAACAGTTAATATTTTAAGTCTTTCTACGTTTATTGATTTTATTAATGCTATTATGGAGCTTCGAGCTGTATATAATACAAGTTCTGCATGGAATAGAATTCCGTTAAGCATTAATATTATGCACTGGCCACCGCATCTACAATGTACGTTGTTAGATAAAGATATAAGAACAGTAATAGCAAATAACGTCGAACAAGTTTGTAATAGCTGGTTAAAATATTATACTGCTGAAAAACATGCAAGATTATATCTAGAAGAATTTGACCAAATTCAAAGATTATGCGACTATTTGCGTAACACAGCGCCAGCACTGGAACACAGACCTGACTTTGTAAGATACATATATGCATACGATAAAAGAAGAAATAAAGACTTTGTAAAAATATTTCCCGAATACGCACAATTATTAAAGGATTGGCATGCCAGCTAAAAAAGATGAAAATTTAGTACAATATAGACAACGTGTAATAGATACTAAAAGTGCAAGTTTTTGTGGTGCAAAATGGTATAATGCTACAACTTGGCTAGGTAGTGGAACAACAGCAAGTTGTCATCACCCACCTGCGCACACGATTCCTATTGTAGAAGTACAAGAAGATTACACTGCTATTCATAACACTAAACATAAAAAAGAAATGCGTCGAATGATGCAAACTGGCGAGCGGCCTAGCGAATGTGAATACTGTTGGAAAATGGAAGACATGAAAAAAGATGCAGTTAGTGATCGCACCTTTAAGAGTATCATATATACTGACGAAGAATTAGAAGCAGCGTATAGAGCAGACTGGAATAAAAGCGTTAATCTTAAAACATTTGAAATTGCGTTTGATAGAGTGTGTAATTTAGCATGTAGTTATTGTAATGCAAGTTTTTCAACTACCTGGGCTAAAGATATCAACAACAACGGCGAATACGAAAACCTTGTCAGTGACGGCGCTGGAGCATTCCGTCAAAACGGAGATTGGACACAGCCTTATAAAAATGATGAAGACAATCCATACATTCAAGCATTTTGGAAATGGTGGGACAACGGCTTATCAGAAAGTTTAGATGAATTACGCATCA